ATAGTTTAATTACTCCATATAATGGTTATCTTTCTTATGATATAAAGTGGGGGCATAATTTCAGAGAAAGTGGAAGAAATTTAAAAGCAGAAGAATGTAATGAAAAGTATATTGATAGAATTATATGGGGGTTTTTAGTAAAGTCTTATCAGTTAGGTAAGTACATGCTTTGTACAAAATACAGTGATCTGAAGAAAAGTATAGAAAATTATGAATCACCTGTATTCAATCCGGAGAATGCAATAGGCTGGTTAAGTGTGCTTAAAGAAGATGTGTATGAGAATATTGAAAAGCTTATTGTGAGTGTATATCAGGAGTTAATAACAGGCACATATCATACAGGTAATGGTTGTAATAACAGAGTAAAGAAAAAAAGAAATAATTCAGGTGTGGACACACATTTTATTTTAGGTGTAAGTGATTATTATTATATGAATAGGGAGTGTAATCTTAAACCAACATTTACAGATGATTTAGAAAAAGCTTGTTATTTGTTGGATGGAAAGAAGATTCCAGATATTACATTAAAGCAGCGCATGTATGCTGATAAACAGTATACTGGTGAGAATGAGTATATGAAAATAGTTGTTTATCAGACTAGTAATACACATTATACTTTGAATGAAGAAATAAGAGCCAAGTTTAACCGGTTAAGTGATAATGCTGGAAAAATTGGTAAAGATATAGGTGTTAAAATTAAGATTTTTGAATAAAAGGAGTGTTGTTATGAAGTATAAATTAACAGAAAATAAAAAAGAAATTAATGGTATTATTTTGTATCAAATACAAGCATTGGTTTGTTTTAGTAGTGTGAATGGGGGTGATTTGGGTGGATGGGTAAAAAAAGAAAGTAATTTGTCTCAGGAAGGTGATGCCTGGGTGTATGGTAATGCCCAGGTGTATGGTAATGCCCAGGTGTATGGTGATGCCCAGGTGTATGGTGATGCCCAGGTGTCTGGTAATGCCAAGGTGTCTGGTAATGCCCAGGTGTATGGTGATGCCCAGGTGTCTGGTAATGCCAAGGTGTCTGGTAATGCCTGGGTGTATGGTAATGCCCAGGTGTATGGTAATGCCTGGGTGTCTGGTAATGCCTGGGTGTATGGTAATGCCTGGGTGTATGGTAATGCCCAGGTGTATGGTAATGCCAAGGTGTCTGGTAATGCCTGGGTGTATGGTAATGCCCAGGTGTCTGGTAATGCCAAGGTGTATGGTGATACCCAGGTGTATGGTGATACCCAGGTGTCTGGTAATGCCAAGGTGTATGGTGATACCCAGGTGTATGGTGATACCCAGGTGTCTGGTAATGCCAAGGTGTATGGTGATGCCCAGGTGTATGGTGATGCCCAGGTGTCTGGTAATGCCTGGGTGTATGGTAATGCCCAGGTGTATGGTGGTGTTTGGGAAATTTCTCCATTACAGATAAGCGGTACATTGTGGTTTTTTAATATATCATCTTATACAACAATACAAATAGGATGTAAATCATTTACATTTGAAGAGTTGGAGAAGAGTGCAGTACAAATAGCAAAAGATAATAATTATACTGATTTACAAATTCAGGAATATCAGTTGTATTTTGAATTGGCAAAAAAATGGAAAGAATTATATTGTAAAGGTGAAGTGTGCAAATAGACCAGGTCAATTGTTATGCAGTAAATAAAGTAGTGAAGATTGATAGTGTAAAAGAGCTGTCTGAAAAGGAAAAGTATGATATTCGAGAAGGTAAAATAATCATGCGGCAGGGAAAAGAACAGGAAATTGATAGATATTGTCCTATTGCAAAGGATATTTTTGCATGAACCATAATATTGCACAGTATAATGAGAGAATAATTGGTGGAAATAGACTTGGATGGTGTTTTTTTGATATTTTGTTTTTATTTTACTATGTAATGAGAATGTTTAAAGCATATAAAGAGGTGTTGATAGTGAGCCTTTATCTAGATTATCAAATGATGATCTTTAGATATATTGCCGGACATAGAGTTCGAGATGTTACTAGATAGGTCTATGCAAACCTGCTAGTTTAGGTCGTGAGTGCATAGATCGAAGATGTATATGATTTGTTTTTACAATGAATAACATGCAGCTAAAAAGGCTGCATGTTTTTTAAAAAGGAAGGTTATATGAAAATATTTGTTTTATGTTTGCTTATTGTGGGGTTGGTTGTGTTTGAGGTGGTTAGGTGGTTTCAAAGAAAAAAAGAAATTAGGATTGAAGAGCTGCGGAAAGATGGAAGTGAGTATAAATCCAATTGGCATCTTGATAAAATTCGTGAAATAAGGTTTGGAGGTCGATTAGAAGTAGTATTTCTTCTTCTGCTGGTTTTTATGTTAATTGGTGCTGTGTTGATTTCTTTTAAATAAGTAATTGACATTAACAGTTAAATATAGTATGGTTCAGAGAAGAGGTGAGAGATGGCAGTCATTAAAAAAGAGAATAGGTATTATGAAAAAGGCACAACAAAGCAGTATCTTCAAATAGTTAAATGTGACAGTAAAGGTGTGTTTTCCTGTAATGTTCCAGATGAGTGGAGAACAGCAGATGAGTGTGAGATATTAAACACAAGAACATATGAAAAGGGCTTGTCTGCTAATTCGATAGATAGCTTAACTAAAAAGTATAATGATTTGTGGCAAAAGTATAATGACAAAGAAGAAGTAACAGAATTAGTGATTGTGTTTGAATTTGCTTTTGAAGCAAATGTTAAAGTGAATAAAATGCAAACTAAAATTGTAGAAAATAATGCTGATGGTGTGTGGCTTGATTATAATGAAGAAAAAAATAGACGTTCTGATAATTCATTAGGATTTGATATTCAAGCAGCTACTTTTAGAAAGACAAAAACAATTTTTAGATCTAATGGTGTTATAATGTATAAATACGATAAAGTGTATAATGATAGAACCGATGTTGATAAAGGAAAGCAATTAAAGGATTATATGAAGGTTGGTATTGATATAAGTGATTGGAGTACAGACGAACAGGCAGATGAAATACCATATTCAGATGAAATGCGTGATTGTTTGAATGCTTTAGGTGAGAAGGTAGTGTTTTTAATTATTCAATTGAAAAAGATATTTACCGATGGAAAAATTAAAAATATCAGTGGTTCAGGATTAGCAAAGTTATTGGAGGGGATAAAGTGAATAAGGAAAAGAAAGGTAGGTTTCCTAATACTATTTTTTATCTTGATAAAGTCGAATTTAAAGTTGTTTTGTGGAGAAAGTTAAAAGAAAGAAATAGTAAACTATGTTACTATGTAAATACAGATGATATTAATAAGGTATTGTTGGTATCATTTTTGTGTTTTAATAGACGAAAAGAAAGTATAAGTGATATTTGGAGTGATATTTGGTTCCTTGATTATAAAGAAGCAAGGGCGGCATTACTTGTTTTTTTATATGAAAATAAAAAGGTAATTGAAAATAAAATAATGAAAATTGAAAATCATATAAAAAAAACAGATGGAGTGTGTTTATGATTTGTGTGGATGACTTGACAAAGGTGTTAAGTGTTTCTGGTTCATGGAAATGGCCAACGTCATGTCATTTATTTTCTGATACTGACAATACTGCGGAATTGCACAGGTTTGCAGAAAAGATAGGTTTAAAGAGGCAGTGGTTTCAAAACCATGATCATGGTGTATTGCCACATTATGATCTGAATGCTGCAAAACGTGATATGGCGGTGCAATATGGAGCAAGTGAAGTCTCTATGAGATATATGGTTGAAGTAATGCAAAAAAATAGAGGTAAAAAATGTTTGTGATTGGAATGATGATTGAAGTTATTATTTTAGGATTTTTAATTTTGTGCTGGATATTGTGTAATGGACGATATAAAGAAACAAAAAGTATATTTGCCTTAGTAGGATTAAGGACAAGTATAATATTAACCATATTAGTTTTTTTAACTATGGTTTGGACTATTATTCAAGAATGTGTAAGGAGTTAAAATGTGGAAAAGAAAATTAATTGTTTGTTGGTGTTGTTTGTGGTGTTTGTTTTGGCAATTGCTGCCTACTCGATTATATGCTATTCAATTATCAATCGAGTCCGAAGCGATAGTGCAAAGCAGGTTGAACAGTATCGAGAAATCAGCAAGCAAATTGCAGATCGAAATGGACAGCTTGACATTGCAATTTCTGGAATTGCAGGGAAGATCAATACAGTCATTACAGGACTTGAAAGTAGTACAGGATCAGCTGTTGGAATCAAAGAAGCAATCGGAAAGTCTATTACAAGAATTGAATCAGTTATTGAAGAATTCAAAAACTATACAGCCGAATATCAGCAGCTTGCAGATACAATTACAGGAATATCAGGTGAAAGTGGATCAATTGTTAGAGATGTACAAGCAATTAGAACTGAAATTGAAAAATCAAAAAATAATTGATGGGTGGGTAATAACAGGTGGTTCTATTGGTGGATTAATAATTGGTTTTTTAGTTGGGTATTTTATAAAAAGTAATTGACATTAACATTATGATATGTTATTGTTTAAGGAAGGGGTGAGAATAAAGTAATGGTAGAAATAAATATTAATGATGATGTAAGAATAATGAGTGATAAAATAGCTGCTATAATTAAGCAGCGTGAAAAGGAAATATTTACTGAAATCCATAATAGGGTGATAGAAGATTATCACAAATTTAAAGATTTGGGGTATGATACAAAAGGTCATTTTAGGTGTTTAGTTTTTGTTGATGAATATGCAAAGGAGTTAGGAGTAGATTTATTTGAGTGATTGGAGGAAGTGTGAGTAAAGAATTTTACATAAAAGAGATTGAAAATTATTGGCCAGCTAATAGTACTGATATTGATGTTGCTGATATTGGCAAACAGTTATTGAAAAAGGCAAAGATATATACTGAATGTGCAGAATCTCACAGAAATTGGCAGGATTATCCGGAAAATGTGTTGTGTGAGTATTATCAGTTATGTAGACAATTAAGTAAAGTTGTATATGTTAAAATATTTAGTTTTGTGGATATGTGTAGGAATTCAATTAGCAGACAGCTAATTTAATTTACACACTGTTAGTGTGTTAAAAGATTTACTTAAGGGGGGTATCCACCTAAAAAGAAAAAGATAGTTACTATTTATTTAACCAATACCCGAAAGGGTCGCAAAAAGGCAGAAGACACCACTCTTATTCTGCTTTTTTTTATTAATAGTGTACATAATTGTATGAAATATGTTATATTGAAATTATGATTTATATTAAATTAGAGAAGGGCAAAGCATTACCGGAAGGAACTGTTCAAAATTGGAAAGGGATTGATTATAAAAAGACTGGCGGGAAGTGGTTAAAGGTTAAAAAAGGTAAAAAGGCTAGTATTGTTAAAAGTCCAGCTAATTTAATAGTGCAAAAAGGGAAAATGGGTAGTGATCAGAAGATGTTTTTGGAAGATTATAAAACTTCTGGATATAGAGCTTTAAATGAGTATTTGTATTTTAATAAGGAAGTGGATCCTGCAACAGAAAAAGTGTTTAAGTATCAAATTAAAAAGATAGATAGTGCATTTAAAAAAGGTGTTTTAAAAGAGGACACAATTGTTTATCGTGGTATACGAGTATCAAATATAGAAAACATGGATATTGGTTTAATTGGGAAGGTGCTTAAATCAGGTGGATACGCGAGTACATCTATTTCAGAGCATATGGCCAGTATGTTTACTGGATATAAAGATTCTGCTGTTTTGAAATTAAAAGCTAAAAAAGGCATGAATGTAATAAATATGGATCAATTTGAAATTGGATCTTCTAAAGGTGAAGGTGAAATCCTTTTTAAACGAGAACACAAAATAAAAATAACAAACATAATTAAGACAGAATTTAAATTTATTATTGAAGGGGAGATTTATTATGAAGAGTAATATATCACGGTTTTTTATACAAGATGATGAATTTAAAACTATGCTTGATAATATGAAGTTGAAAAAAAGTATTATGTTGTTGGTTAAATCACGTAAGTTGCAAGGAAGAATCAAGTTTCATGGTTTGGATATATCAATTGAGAATAGAAAAGGGTCGGTAAGACGTGGAGTTGATCCAAATGGCCACGAATGGAAAACGAAAATGAAGTATCCATATGGTTACATTAGAATGACAGAGGGACAAGATTCGGAGCATGTTGACGTATACATAGGTAATAATCGAGAATCAGAAAGGGTGTTTGTGGTACACCAGGTTGATCCATACAACCATGATAAGTACGATGAGGATAAAGTCATGCTGGGGTTTACTTCTCCTGTTCAAGCAAAGAAAGCATATTTACAGCATTATGATAATCCTGGGTTTTTTGGGAGTATGGAAGAGTTTGGAATTGATGATTTTAGTGATAAAGTGAAAAGGAAAAAAGGTAAGATTACTGGTGGAGTGTTAAGGAAAGCTAAATATATTAAGAGAGAGGGTGTGCCTGGTAAATATCGATATTGGTATAAAGAGGATGTGGGGAGAGAGCAAAAAAAGGAAAGTGGTGTTAGTAATAAAAAAATATCAAGTAAAAAAGATAAAACATCTATAGAAACTCCTGAATTTAAAAAATGGTTTGGTAATTCCAAAGTAGTTGATAGAGAAGGAAATCCTCTTATTGTGTATCATGGAGGAACAGGGGAGTTGAATGATTTTAGTCGTGGGGCAGAACGAGGATATTTAGGAAAGGTTTATTTTACAAAAACTAAAGACACTGCTGAAAAATATGCTTATTTGGGTGGAATTGATGATGATATTGGTGATTCTGGAGAAGATTACAAAGACAAATATGATTCTGTTATGGATTCCAAATCAGGAAAAGAATATGAAAAATTAAAAAACAGAAAGCCAAAAGTTGTTCCAGCATATATGACTATTAAAAATCCTTTAAATATTGAACGGGTTGGTTTTGATGATGTAATAAAACATATAGGTAAGAAAGCTATTATGGATATTGTAAAAGGTGAGGTAGAGGGAAATGAAGAAATAGAAGAAAAAGCAGATGCAGAGGGACAAACAGTAGAAGAGTATTTAGAAAACAATTTAGAAGAGTATTTAGAGGACACATATGGCGTACAAGATAATGAAACATGGAGTAATGTGATTGGAAACGATTTTAGTTCATTATATAATGCACATGATGATGTCTTGCAAGGAAGTGCAGCTTTTTTATTTCTTTTGGCAACTAATAATTTAGACAGTTATCAGTCTGAAACAGGGAATGATGGAATTATATATGAGGATTATGAAACAAAAGATACAACCTATGTTCCTATTAATGCTGGACAAGTTAAATCTATTTATAATGAGGGTGCTTGGGATGAGAACAATTCTAATCTACAAAAGTCTTTAATCACTCACAACATGATATCAGAATCATTAAGAATAAAACTAAAGAGTAAAGATTACAATAAGTATGACCAAAAACAGCTTAAAATGGGTACTGCTGTTGAAATGGAACATACAAAAGACAAGGCATTGGCTCAGTATATAGCTTCTCAGCATTTAGATGAGTTTCCTGATTATTACACTAGATTAAAAGAAATGGAAGATGAAGCAAAAGAAGATGTGGGTAGAAAGATAGTACCATCTATTGATAATGTGAAAGTGTTTTTAAGCAAACATCCAAATCCAGATGATGAGACTGTGCATAAATGGGCAGAGAAAAACAATTATGATAAGCATAAAGTGGAGAATTTGTTGTACAGGTTAGCTACTAAAGGGGTGAGTAAATCATTACAAGGAGAGGGTATGTTATATATTCCAGTACTACTAAAAGCCAAGTATTTAAAAAGAGAAGGTTCGCCAGGCCATTATAAATATTTTTATAAAGAAAATGTTGGTGTTAAAAGAAGCAAAAAAGAAAGTGGTTCTAGTAAAAACCCCAAAAGCGTAAAAGATAAGTTTTTGGAAGTTACCGAAAGTGATAATGATGAATTAAAAAAACACAATGAGGCGATGTTTCCGAAATTAAAAGGGCGGTACGATTTAGGGAAACGAATTGCAGAAAAACATCCAAACCAAACTGTAGATGAGTGGACAGAAAATGCCATGTATGGAGATTATGGAAAAGAAGAAGAGGATATTGCGGTCAAGCTTGCTACGGCCTGGAATCATACTAGTAATAAGTTTTTTGATTATGGATTTGCCAAAAAAGAAATTCCAAACCCGGTTATTGCTTGGCGGTTTGGGGATATTCCCAAAGAGGGGAGATCGTATAACTTTGCTCAACAAATCAGAGAGGGTGGCATATCTACGATAAAAACGAGCGATAATGAAAAAGTAGGACATGTATTGCAGGCAAGTATAAATTCTGTGGAAGATAGGCCATTGGTAAAAATGGTAGGCTATAAATTAGAGGGGAGTGGGATCGGACGGAGAACCATTGATTGTCGGAGCCAAAGAAATCGGGAGGTTAAAACCCAAAAAGCGTAAAAAGAAATTAGCCACTAAAGTAATCAAGAAATCTTTATACATTCCTATTGTAGTTAAAGGAGAATAAATCATGTTAAGTGTTAAAGTAAAGAAATCAAAGAAATATAAGTTAAGAGTGAGTAAAAGTCCAGTTGGTTCAGTTAAGGTTAAAGATGGTAAAAAATACATAAAGCATGAAAAAGGATGGCGATTAATGAAATCAGAGGTTTATTCTCCTGGTGAGGTAAAAGAGTTGTTGGAAAAGGGCCGGAAAGGATATGATGTTGGCACTATCCGGGAATGGAAGGGATCTCGGTATAGAAAGACAGCACCAGGTAAGTGGACTAAATTATATGGCGATAAAACTCGTAAAGAAGTTAAGGCAGAAAAAGAAGGTGATAAGGTGAAAGGTGAAGAAAATAAAGAGGATAAAGTTCCTTATGAACCAGGTGATAAAATTGAGGTTGAGGTATATGATGCGAGGACAAAAACAATAAAATGGCATTCAGGAGTATTTAAACAAGCAGTAAGTTCAACAGATAGTGGGCCGTTTAGGGCAGATGTGAAATTGGATGATGGAAGAGAATATTCAGAAGCTGCAGCATCTTCAATTAGAAAGCCACAAGGCGAGAATAAAAATGTGAAAAATAGTCTGGATGAAAGAATTTCAAGTGATGAAGATAAGAAAGAAAGATCATTAATTGATGTGCAAAAGGATATCATTATAATTGGTAAGGCAAATGAAGAAATGCACAAAATGGGTGATGCAATAAAGGAAAAGACAGGCAGAGGGTTGAACCGAGAAGAACGTGATGGTTTGCAGACTAAAATATTAAGTGATCCAATTGTAAAAGGGGCATATGATAGATTAAAGAATGGAATGTCTGATAATACTAAAGAGCAATTAAAAGAAAAATATGGTACATTTAATCCAAATTATATTTATAAAGATAATAAAAAACAGATACATAAAGAAGCTGGTGAAAAAATAAAACGTGGGCCAAGAAAGGTAAAAGCAGAACCGGTGAAAGAAAGTGATGAATTGATTGATGCTGAAAAAGATTTGGTTTTATTCCATTCATTAAAAGATAAATATGATGAAAGGTTAGCTGAATTAGAAAAAGATAAAAAGTTATCAAGTGAAGAAAAGAAAGCACTAAGTAATGAAATATTAACTCCTGAATTAAGAGAAAAATTAAATGATTTTATGAAGTATGGTGATAAAATGGAGTTGATACGTGAAAAGTATGGAAAAGGAAAATATGGTGGCAATACATTTTCTGCTGATATATGGAAAAAGCATAAGAAAAAATTAATGAAAAAGTATGGTGAAAAGGATAGTTCATCTAAAAGTAAAAAATGAAATATATATTTAAACAGCCAGTAGAAAAATACTCTTTAACTGTGCCTGTCCTGGTGAAGTCAAAAAGCTTAAAGCATAAATCAGAGATATCACCGTGGAAAGCACATAGGGAATTTGAGGAGTATATTAACAAGCTGGTATCTGATAAATTGTTAAAACTGTTTCTGTCTATACGTAAAAAGTGGTTAAAGGTTGATGGAAAAAAAAGAGTGTTTCAGAAAGCAATAGAGACTATATTTAAGCTGAATGGTAAAATATACATTAATCCACAGACGGGGCAGCCTTTAACCAATGCACAGTGGGAACAGGTCAAGAAGAGCCTGGGATCTGCCTTACAGAAGATATTTAGAGGACATGAGGATTGGTTCATTAAACGGGCAATGTTGCTTGGTAAAGTGCTGCAAGGAATGAGCTTTGAACAAAGGCAACAGGCTTCTTTGGAGGACATAACGATACCAGCCAGCATACCAGGAAATAAAACATGGAAAAATGCTGCTATGTTTGCACAACAACATGCAGGTGAATATATAACCAAATTGACTGAAAATGCTAAAACCAATATATCTACTACGATAATAAATGCAATATCACATGAAAATACATCTAATCAGTTGGAGCAAGATTTGTTTGATGATTTTGCGGATATTAACCGGGATTGGAGACGGATATCAGAGACTGAAACGGCAACAGGTGTGAATAATGGCATGTTGTTGGCTGAATTAGAGGATAAAGTGGAAGGTGAAACGGTATTTATGATCGGAGTAACTGCCGGGAATGCTTGTAAGTATTGTTTGGAGTTGATTGATAACCAGGTGGTGGTGTTAACAGATGGTCCAGTTAGTGGTGGCTTTATTACGGTGAAGGGTGTAGAATACCCAGCAATATGGCCTGGGAAAAACAACATTGGTAAAAAGCCTGGGGATTATTGGGTGTGTGGAACACTTCATCCATTTTGTCGTTGTCAATTTACTCGATATTATCCAGAAATGGAATTCTTGATGAAAAGGAATAAAAAAGATGAAAAAAGTAATAGTTAGAAAAAAGCCAAAATTGATTATTCCTATTGAGGAGCCGTTAGAACGTGTGGTGTGTGAATGTGGGACACTTCTTTTTAAAGCGATTCGAGATTCTATTGGAACAATAGAGATAAAATGCAGAAAATGTAAAAAAATAAATAAAATGTAGTTGACATTAACATTTAATTGTATTATACTTGTTTTTAGAGAGTGAGTGCATAGCACAAATAAAGCGCTCAAGTCTGGGAGGACAAACATGAAAACATTAAAAGCAACAATTAATCACAGTGAAATCGAGGGAGAGAGGGTAACACTAATACTGCGTAAAACCCCGGGTGGCTACACAAATTATACTTGGCATTCGCTGTATAATGGAGAGGAAGAAGAATTGGGTACCGGAGGAGATAGTATCGAAAGCGCCGTGCAAGCTTGTAAGGTCGTTTGGGGCGCGGATTGCTGGGGTCTGGAATGGGATAAAATGTCTAAAAAATATTATTAATATTATTAATGATATTAATTACGAAAGATAATTTTATCCGGGAGGATAGCATGGAAAATAAGGCTTTTAAGCCGATCAAGTTTGAGGATATCAAAAATATCGATTTCGAAAAAATAAAAATGGAATTATCATTTAAATATCCTTTTTTATATGATAACGATGATGAACTTACGGAAGCAGCAAATAAAATTATAGAATATAATTTACTGAATTTAAAATAATTTATCCCGGGAGGTAGATCGCGAGTCCTCCCGGCTCACCCCGCAGGCTGTTACGGCGCCGCGGGGTTTTATTTTGGCGCTTTGGTGTAATAGGTAACACAAGGCCGTATGCTGGTTCGACTCCGGCAAGCGCTGATCTTTGTTTAACATGGAGGCGGAGCGCGGGATTAGTGCAGTTTGCATTTAATGGCCGCTGCCCCAGGGTTCGAGTCCCTGGCCGCCTGTTTGCCGTATGGCAAAAAATATATTATATGGAGGTGTCAATGTATGGACACAAAAGAAATTGTCAGAAAAGAGCACATAGCCGTAAAAATTGGAAAAAGCCCGATTTACTTTCGGGGAGAGAAGTGGTACAACCCTGTGACAAAACAAGAACACACGGTCGCAGAAATCGTGGCGGGGGTTGAGGATTTTATAGAGGTCGTAAAACGCCTGCGCGAAGATTTCCACGATATGCCTGTAGTTGCAAGAAATTTGTCATTAGCAATCACACACGCAGAGGATGCATTATTGCGATTTAGTATTGACAATGTCCCGATGCCGTCACCGGTTATTGACAATGTCGGAGGTGAAAGCAAAAAAATATTTTTCGACGAAGTCGAGCTCAAATGGTATGAATACGGGAAAGAAGTAAACCGGCCGGGGGAAAATGGTAATAAAACCCTTTAACTTTTACAGGTTTCCTATGACCCACTAAAATAGGAGGTGTCCGGGTTGTTGTATTGGTTGTCATGCGCACTGGTGCAGAAAGCGCGGAGCAGGTTCGATTCCTGCACCCGGGAATTCCGACGTTGTCGGGTAGTACTAGTAAGCGGCGGGCTGCCTGCCTTGAAAGATAGGTGAGAATGGATATGCGTTCAAATCGCATACTAGACAAATGCAAACAAAACCTTGCTGGAATAGTGCAAGGATGGAAAGCATTAGATATGATGCAGTACCTTGCTGCTTTACTGGGAGTCTAAACTAGAAGTCTTTACCAGCAAATGCAGGTGGGAGTTGTAGCACTATTGCTATGTTAAATTCCACCTGCTTATTTTATTTATGTGGAGAGAAGTGTGTTAGCAGTAGGACAGACACAACATTTTGATGTGTTTTTTTTAGAAAAAGAAACACATAAGCATTTAATTGTATATTGTCCAAGTAGAACACCTACTTGTGAACAATTGAGTGAGATTAAAACTATTGGTTTTGGAGAAAATGAAAATGCTGTGCTTTTGTTTCCCTCAAAAGGTAAAACCGACAAAAATGATAATCAGATTCATTTATGGAAAATTGATTATCGTAAATTTTTTAATTTGTGTAAGTAAATAATAAAGGGTTTATAAGTCCTGTACCATGTTTCGGCTGGGCAGGGCTTTTTATTTTTAAAAAGGAAGGTGAAATATGATTACAATCTAGAAATATAAAATTGAAGTTACAGATGAAGTGGTGATTAAAATGCCTAAAGGGGCAGAGGTTTTGTCCGTAGGCGTTCAATTTGGAAAAGATGTCTGTTTATGGGTGAAGATAAATACTGATAATGAATTAGAGGATAGAAAATTTAATATTTATGGAACGGGGCATCCTATTTATAAAACAGATCAAAGGTTTATTGGAACATTTCAGTTATTTAATGGAGAAGGAATTTTTCACTTATTTGAGTAATTTATAAAAAAATATATTGCTTTTATTTTTATAAAAGTGTATTGTTTTTTATAAGAGCTTCGGACAGAAAGCCAAATGAGACACTTTACAGTGTTTTGTTTGGCTTTTTTGTTTTGGGGTTGTTCTTTTTTAGTTTATGAGAGCTTTTTAAAAGCCAGGTGACACAAATCATCTGGCTTTTTTTGTTTTTAGGGAGTTTTTATGAGACCATTAGAAGATATTGAAGGAACGCCATTTAATTATGATTTTTTAGGTTCAAAAGAAGTATTAGTAAAAGGTGTTGAAGAGGATGGTAAATGGAATATTTATCTTTCAGCGTCTGCAGAAGAGAATGATTCAGATGAAGAAATAACTTTAAGAAAGGCATTAGAAGAACAACAATATGAGTATATACAAAAAGGTGTTATAAGTTGGAATCATTTACACCGTTCACAAGTACAAGGTGCAGTTGGGTTTATTATAGGTGAACCAACAGACGTGGCATTTGATGCAGATAAAACACTTGTAAAGGGTTTTTTGTATAAGAAAAATGAGAATGCACAAAAATTATTTGAAAACTTAATGTCAGGTTCAACAAGGTTTGGTGCATCTATTGGTGGTGGTATCTTAAAGCGTGCTGTAGAGTATGGTCAGAAATATTTAACAGCTGTTTGGTGGCGTGATACTGCTGTGACAGATGTGCCAGTACTACAATCCACGCAAGGACACGTTCAACTCACCCCATTCTCGGCTTTTGCCAAGTCTCTAATGGCAGGGTCTGGTGTTAATCCTGAAACATTTATCGGTGGTAGAGCTCTACAACCAGAAGATATGGGGACTCCAGTTTTAAAAAACTCAATTTTGACTGTTATTTTTTTAGAGTTTTTGCAAAGTATGGAACAGATAAAGGATGAACAGAGTGTGTTTGATTTTGTTAGGCAGTATGGACTACGTGAAGACGTAGTTACACATATAGGTAATTATATTATTAAAAACATAACTAGATAAAATAGGAGGTCTTTTGTTATGGGTGAAGATACAAAAAACACATTAAAAGATATTGTTGATAAAGACACATTAAGCAAATCTTTTAATACAGCAATGGAACAATTTAAAAAAGGAATTGTTGATGATGTTGGTATAGAATTAAGGAAGTCAAAAAAAGAAAAAGAAGAAGAAGATGATGATGATGATGATGATGATGATGATGACGCAGACCTTTTTTATGAGAAAAAGAAAATGAAAAAATCACTTTTTGATGAAATGGATGAAGAAGAAGAGACTGCTGTGAGTATGGATGCATCTCCTTTCCTAAAGTCATTAGCAAAAAAAATAAGTGGAAGATTTTCTGCATTAGAAAAAGCATTAAACAGTACAAACATGTTTTTATTGTCTACGGGTAGTCTACAAAAGGCAATGTTTGATGAATTATCTGTTATAGGGGAAGCTTCACTGCCTACAAATTCCACATTACGAAAAAGCAAAGATCGCTTTGAGGGTGCTGGTGAGCAGCCGTTAAGTGCAGTTGAAAAGCAAATAGTAATGGGAAAATTACAGTCTTTGGCAAAAGGTGGTGTAATAACTGGAAGAGATGTGATTCTTGCAGAAGGCAGGTTGTCAAAAGGGATAGCATTAGAGCCAACAATTGTAGAACTCATTAAGAGTGTAAAGTAAGGAGAACGCAATATGGATGCAATTACAAGACTAGGAATGAATGAGGGTTACAACAGTTTAAATATGAATGGTTTTAAGTCTGTTGAAGATTTATTTAAAGCCGTTACGGCTGGATCAGGTGTGGATGCTGGTGCATTTACTGGTGGTCGTGCAATACAGTACGAGAGTTTGGAAAATACTCTTGTTACTATGTTGTGGTCTGAACAACACGCTGTTCTTTTTAAAGCATTAAAGAAAACAACAATTAATAGTGTTGTTCACCAGTGGGTAGAGGAGACTGGTGTTGGTGCAGAAGATGGTGCTTGGGTGTCAGAGGGTGCTGATTCTGAAGAAGGGGATCCGACACTTGCAAGAAAATATGCAACTGCTAAATATTTACAAACGTTGCGTAAAACAACTTTACAGGCATCTGTAACAAATAATATTGAAATGGCAGAGGCAATACAAAAAGAAGCTGGAACACTTCATTTAATTAAAATGGTGGAAAAGGGGTTGTTTGAAGGCAATAGTGATATGGTTGCAGAACAACCGGATGGATTAGTAAAGCAAATCTTGACAGACAATATTATTGATATGCGTGGTGAGTATGCTTCTTCTATTAAAATGGAAGAAAGCATGGTCGAAGCAGAGCGTATTATTTTTGATAAATATGGTAGTGGTAGTTTAGCATTGCTTTCAACAAAAGCAGTACAGGATTTAGCAGCATTAATGGCAGACCGTAAGTTGGTGACATTTCCTTTAGGTGTTGGTGGTGGTGCTGGCAGTGGTATTCCTGGTGGTGTACCTGGCAACGCATTCCCAATTAATTACCCCACACAGTTTGGTAATCCTGAAATCAAACCTGATATTTTTATTCAAGAAGGAACTATTCCGGTATTGTCTTCATTAACAACTAAAGTACCGGATATTTGTACGATTGGTAGTGGTGCTCATACAGCATCGGCAGCGTTAAGTAAGTTTGTAGCGGCAGATGCAGGTGATTATTGGTATATTGCAGTTGGAATTAATAAATACGGTGATGGTGTACAGTCAACAGCTGTACAGGTTACTGGTGTTGCTGCTGGGGATAAAGTAACATTTACAATTACGAAAGGTTCAACAACTCCAACAGCATACAAAATTTACCGGTCTAAGGTTAATGCAGTTGCTGGGACAGATTGCAGATACATGACTACAGTGGCATATACTGCATCACCACAGACATTTACAGATCATAATGATGATTTACCGGGTTGTTCAAAAGCTTTTATTTTAACAATGGGTGCGGAATTTGATGCAATTGAATGGTTCCAGTTCCTTCCTATGATGAAATTTAACCTTTATCCGACAAATGCGGCAGTTTATCCGTTTTTGATGTTGCTGTTTGGGAACTTGGCTTTGAAGAAACCGACACAGCATGTAATGCTTAAAAACATATGCCCTTCAAAAGGTGGTTTTTATTAAAAATAAAGCCCTTTATAGGGCTTTTTAAAACAAAAAGGAGGTACATATTATGCCGGATAAAATCAGAGATAAGATTAAACGCAGTATGCAATCGGGAAAATATGTTGTAGATAAACTTGATGCTATTATTAATGTAATTAATATGATGATCCCAATTATATTTGCAGGACAAAACCCACACAAAGTTAATGACACAACAGATGTGATTACAGTTTCAAATCCTTATGATTTAGACACTGTAATTGATTTGGAACAGCAATTGATTGATAATTATGAGACACATATTGGGAGTACTTCATATCATTTGGGTGCTGATAGTACTAATGTAGTGACAGAGGTAGGATTAGCAAAAGAATGTTATGATTTGCTTAATAATTTAGCAACAAAATATGAAGCGAATAGAATTAATGTAACTACACATCATGGTGGTAGTGGTGATACAGTAAATGCAGTCACTGCAACTACTGCAACAACAAAAGCAACAGCAATTCTGCTTGCAAATGACATTAAAACTATGTTACTTGCACACATGGCAAGGACAGAGGGAACAACACATGGTGCAGCAGATGCAGTTAATGGAGTGGCTTTGGCTGCGATTGATGACCTGGTTCCTGCAACAGCAACATGGACACAAATAGCCACGTTAATGGATGCGATTAGAGCAGCATTTGTTGCACATATTGCATATACAACCAGTTCCGTACATGCAGGAGCGGATTCAACTAATGGTCCAACAGTGGCGGCAACGGGTACAGTAACAACAGCAGTATACGCAGGGTTAAATGAATTGAAAACAGACATGAATGCGCATTTTGTGGAATTTGGAACTTATCATGCAATTAAAGATGTAAGTATACAAATCGAATCTGCAACAGCATCTACACTTGCAACGGCAAAAACTATGGTTACTGAAATGAAATTAAAATTTAACGATCATATTTCAAGAGTAGACCAGGAAGTGGTATCGAGTATTGCCACTTTAGACGAGAAAGCATATTAAATTAAGGAAGGGATTTTCCCTTCCTTTTTTAAAAGGAATATCATGGAAACATTACGTTATAATATTAAATTGGTTGATCCTGAATTAACAATAAAGGTTGAGGATGAACTTATTGAATATGATAGACGACTGACAATAAAAAAAAGCATTGTGGTTGATGATTATATTGTTACCATTGATATGAGTGAAGTTAGTAGTGTTGATGTCACCTTAAAAGCTTTATTTATACATTCATCTGGTGTGGTTACAGTTATTTTTGAATCAGGTACAGAAGTTGTAATAAATGGTGATTATTTTGTCACAGGTGGTGATCCTGTAGATGGTATACAAACAACAAGTGATACAAGCATAGAAGTATCCATATATGGATATGGAGTGGTAAATTAATGGTATTGATTAGGATTAACATAGAACCAGAAGATTTATATCAGTATTTAAATGTGAATACTTATACACATGTACGAGTATATAGAAGTTTAACAGTGGATGGGGAATTTACTGAGATTACTGATAGTTCAACAAGAATATTATTATATGTAGGAGAGATATTTTATCGCTATGTTGTTTCCGATGCATTGCCAGGACAATATTGGTATAAATATAGTTTTGGAAATAATACCAGTGAATCCATATTATCAGATTCTTTTCAGAATCAATTAGGTGATCCAACTAAAATAGGATATTTTTTTGGTAATTATTCAGCACCACCAGGAGTGTTTGGTAAAGTGATGACACATGATGATGTTAAAGAGGGTTATCTGTTTGGCATTGATTTAATTGCGCAGGATATGAATTACACAGCATGGAATGAAAAAATGACGGACAAGTATATGGAGATGGCGACTAAGGAATTTGAACGCAATTTGAATATAGACATTTATAGAAGAAAATATGTGTCAAATCCAGCAAGTACATTAAGAAAAGCCTCTATGTGGATGAATGGAGTTGATTATACAGATGAAGAAAACGCTTATACATTTACTCCGGAAGAATGGAATAATTTTGGATTTGTGCAGTTGTTGCATAAACCTGTTTTAAATGTAACAAGAGCAACACTAGTTGGGCCAACACAGGTCAGTATACTGAATTTGATTAGTTGGGAACGTGTAAATAAAAACACAGGACAATTACATTTTTTTCCTAGAAATCAAATGCCTTTTGGGCCTTATTTAGGGGGGCTGGGGACTATACTACTATTTCAGGGGCAACGGTATCCCCAGGCTCTGGAAATTGATTATGAAACAGGATATGAAAGTGCGGATAAGGTTCCAGAAGATTTAAGACATATAATAGGTAAATACTGTGCGTTATTGTTGTTGAATGTAATTGGTGATGCCATATTGCCTGGGTTTAGTAGTCAATCAGTATCATTAGATGGTTTAAGCGAATCGTTTAGTAGTACACAGTCTGCAACTAGCGCCTATTTTGGAGCACGTATTAAAGTGTATACAGATGATATAAAAGAATGGCTGCTTAAGAATCGATTTAAATTTGGAAATGGTCCTGCTTTTGGGTTTGTGGGGGCTAGATAATATGGCACGTACTATTATGCAAATGCGGGATTCGGATCCAAAACTTTGGCACGAGTCTATTACACGGCGTGGGCAGCATATATATTGGTATAGTGCAAGTCCTTGTTTTTGTTCTTCTGATAATGGACGAATTGATGCAAATTGTCATTTTTGTTATGGAAAAGGATTTGTGTATAATACTGTAACATCATCACGAAGAATTATTGTGTGTGTGACAGATAGAGCAAATATCATCTATAATGATAAAGTAAAAATTAAAAGCATTAATCGGTTAGTTGTGGGCCGTGATACAGAATTAACAGTGCAGTCATTTACGGCAAATACAATTATACCTCAAAATGGTATTGGAAAAGGTGTTCGGTATTTGTTGGATTATGAAGAAGATTTTGAAGATTCTTATTTAGGTGTGTGTAGTTATATAGGTAAAGGAATCATTATTGTTCCTGTTATTTCAAAAAGCAATCAAGGTGTTTATTCAAATACTGTTACAAAAATTAATAATGTACGAAATACTACAAAAAATACGAACATAAATGTAATTAGTTTTTGGTCAAATAGAATTTTGACTGATTCTGTGATTGATAGTGATGATGTTTTAGAAATTGATTGTGTTTATGTTTTATCTGTTGTTTTTTTAATTTCTGGGATAAATCCAAAAACAAAAATGGATAATTTAGCAGCACAACAGGCTGATTGTCAAATGTCTTTTCCAGGGACTTATCAAATTGGAAGGGGTGATTTGATTGTTTTACAGACAGCAGAGATAAAAAGCAGTTTTATTGGTATAAATGATGGGGCTTTTTATAAATTTCCATTTTTTAGAGTTGCACAGATATTAGAGTTAAAGGATCAATATGGAGATATTACTGATTACACATTAGTTAGAGATAATGAGATTGTGTGGGGATCTAAACGACCAAATAGGTTTTCTTGTACTTTTACATACAATCCTGCATTTGCGGTGTTGGATGATGTTCCAAGTGTGCGTTATGCAGAAGATAAAATATGGCCTAAAAAAGTGTATTTGAAAAAGTTTACTATGTTTACATATCCTGAAACTAAATTAAAATTTATGGATCCTAATTTATCAGAAATTGGGATTATTGATGATCCTAGAAAAACTATGGAATATGAGGGAATATTATGATCCAGATGGAAGTAGTTCCAGAAGATTCCGGATTGTCCGAGTTGATATCTGGTTTGGAAATGGTAAGTAGAAAGTTTTTACCGAACACAACCAGAGCTGTGAAAGTATGTTTGGCAGTTATGCAGTATACATGGAAATGTTACGCAAGCGGAACTGTTATTGATGGTACAAGTTTGAAAATAAAAACAATTTCTGGTGCTTATCTTAGAAGTATAAAAACAAAACATAATAATTTAGGTGGTGTTGTGTATTCGGATTCTCCATATGCTGCATCGATTGAAGATGATCAAGAAAGCAAGGATTTAAAGAAAATAATTCCATTTGGTAAAAAGAGCAGAATAACAAAAGATAATCTGCCTTATGCAATAGTGCCATTCAGGCATGGTGTTCCTACAAGTTTATCAGCACCTATGCCGGAAATTATGTATAAAATGATACGGCAGAAGTTTGAACACGAAGCATATATTAAAAGCAGTGTGAGAATGGAAACATATACTTCACCTAATGCTATGGGTAAGGAAGTTAAACGGCATACATACAATTGGGGTAGTAGAATTAAACAAGGTGGAAAGAATAAATCACCATTATTTCCTGATTTAGAGGGAATGGTGGTGTTTAATGTGTCCGGTGGAAGCACAAAGGAAAGAAGTGAATATGTAACGTTTAGGATAATTACAGCATACAAGCCAATAAAGTCAAAGTCAAAGAAAGGCTGGGCTAATTCCTGGGTAGTTCCTTCTCGAAAAGGGTATCATTTAACAAGATGGGTTGTAACTAATACTAGGGATATTGTAGCTGGTATTTTAAAGGCTGGTATTACAAAGGATTTAACAGGATGATGTTTTCAAAGATAACAGATGTAGAGAATGTAATGGCAAATGATATGCGTGATTACTTTATTAATAAAATAAAATTTGCTTCGTTGTATCCAGGTGTGAATCTGAAAATAAGCACAGACCACCCTTTTGTATCATTAATGCAACAGACGGTACCAGAATCAGGAGTGTTTGATTTAACCGGATTATTTCCCGCAATAACAGTGATAGACACAAATTCCGCAAAGCTAATTGATTCTATGGTTGCACCTGGGTATGGAACAATTCCTATAGGAATTTTAGCAGATATTGAGACATACAAAAGGGATAAGTACATAATTTCAAAGGAAGATTTAACTAGATTGATAGCTGCTTTTGAAGGAAAAACAGAATTAATTGGTTTGGGAGTTGAAACACAAAAAAAAGTATCAATTACAATTGAAATATGGGCTTTAAATAACGCTATGAAAGGTAAAATATACGATTTAATCTCACTTTATTTGGTAAATAGAATGATTTATTTACGAGAGAATTATGAAATCATGTTGGATGAAGCAAGTATAAATGGTGAACGAAGTGGCACATATAATTTTGATTTTGGAGAAACGTTATATGGCAGTATGTTACGGTTTACTTGTGGAGTTGTGGCAAGTATGTGGGAAATTGTAGACATTGATAACTTAGCGTCTGTTGATGTTAGTGTTAATGGGTTGATATAAGGAGAGGTTATGAAAGAAGAAGTGATAATTGAAGATGTTAGTAGATTGGAATTAAAAAGGCAAAGAACAAAAAAGGAAGAAGTTAAAGTAGAGGTTAAAAAAGAAGAGATTGTGGAAGAAAGAATATCACTTTCTTCTTATATTGATCAGTTTTATAAAGACATGCGAGAATTCCAAAAGAAGGCAATTATAGGGAAAGGTATTGGAAGATTAGAAACAGTTAAATTTTGGAAAAAATTTGTAAATAATATTTTGACTAAACGAGTATAGGAGGGTTTATGAATCCAGTTATTTTTCAATCAGGGAATCAGGCAAGTCAACATTATATACCGGGTGCGTATTCCCGTATAGATTACAGGAAAAGTGCCGGAGGGTTGTCCAGTATAAATAATGCAGTCATTATGGGGGATTGTGAGGGTGGAGAGCCTAATACGTTATTGTGGTTTTCTTCATATTCCGAAGCAAAGGATTTGTTAAAGAGTGGAAATCTTTTAAAGGGGATTCAGCATGCATTTACACCTGGGTCAGGGTTTTCACCGCAGCAGATAGCTGCTTGGCGTGTAAATCCCGGTTTACAGGCAAGTTATGCTTATTTAAAGACAGCAGATGAAGTTATTCAGGTAAATGCTGTTGATTATGGCATCTATGGTAATTTGCTTAAAACAAAATTAGAGGATGGTTCTTTATATACAGGTAAAAAGTTAACTATTCAGTACGGTTCAGAAGAGCCGTATATAGTTGATAATATTATTAGGGCATCTTTATCAGTTGTATATAATGGGTCAGAGGCGACATGTGTAATGTCAATTACAGATACAAAATTGACAACAATAACAGCAATAGGCACACAGCAGCTTGATATAACATTTGCTTCATACCCCAATATACAGCAATTGGTTGCATATATTAATGACCAACCAGGATATGCATGTACAATATCATCACTTAATCCTCTTGTAGAGTTAAGCAGTCAGTTGGATAAAGTAACATCACAGAGTATAAAAACTACTCCTTATGTTGCTTATTCTGACGTACAGGCGCTAATTGAGGCAATAAATTTATGTGTTTGGACAAAGAACCAAGCATCATATAATGCAACAACATCTGGAAGAACTATGCCGGACAATATTACAAGTTTTGTGTATTTTACAGGTGGTACAAGTGGAGCGTATACATCATCTGAATGGGCGGATAGTTTGGAACTATTAGAAAATGAGGATATACAGTTTATTGGAAGTACATGTGAAGATGATTCTATACATAGTTTAATTCAGGAACATTGTGATTCTATGAACAGTGTTACTGGGAAAAAGGAAAGACAGTTTATTTTAGGTGGTGCTTCTGGAGAAGATGTTGATGATGTTGTAGCAAGAGCACAGGCACTTAATAGTGCTGCTGGATCATTGGTATACCCTGAATTTCAGGATTATGATGATACTGGTGCAGTTGTTTGGTTTAGTCCTGCCTATTATGCGTGTAAATTGATTGGTTTAGTAACCTGTTTAGCAATTCCAGAACCATTAACCTGTAAAGTGGTATCAGTTTTAGGGTTCTTGTCATTAACAACAACACAAATCACAGAATGTATTAAACATGGTGTTGCTGTCGGTGGAAAAGATGGAACTGGTAATTTTGTTACAAAAAGAATGATTACAACATATCAGGGCAATGTGTTACAGATGAATGAGTTTAGTATTATGAGAGAAGCATTATATATTACACGGGATCTCCGTACAGCATATGAAACATCATTTATTGGCAGGGCCATGACAAATAATCTGCTTGGTGATGTGGATGCAACATTTAATATCAAGATGAGCCAATATGCTGCATTAGGTATGTTTTACGGAAGTCCTGGGTATGATGGATATGTGAGAACGATATCAGGGGATCAAATTAGGATTGAATTTAACGCGAATTTGACAGCGCCAGTTAACTTCATATTTATTACGAGTCATATGTCTATCGCAGCTGCGGTAGCTTAAAGGAGTATATATTATGCCATTAATTGCAGGGGGCGGTTTTGCTCAAATTAGGATATTAGACACAGATGGTGTGTGGAAAGCATTTGGTATGTGTACAGGTGCTTCTTATGATGAAGATTATGGGGTACAGCCTGCTAATTGTATAGGAGTAGTTGGACCATTTTCATATGCATCACAAAATTATTCGTGTAGATTGTCGATTAGTGCTTATGTACCTGAAAGGTCATTGGCTAATACAATATTACCGGATGGTGGAGAGATTACATTAAATGAGATTTTACCAACCAGGTCGCAAATTCAGTTGACAGGTGAAGGTAAGATGTTTGCAGGTGTGCAGTTTTATAATAAAGTCACAGGTCAAACATTTAATGAGTTTAAAGATGTAATTATATCTACGAATGGTAGCCAGATTCAGCCAAATTCATTTGTGACAAATAATATTGGTTTGATGGCTGTTGAAAGAATAAAATAAGAAATAAGAGGAGAAGGGTATGCAGGATATTTTTGAAGATTTATTAAATAAAAAGGATATTAAAGAAGTAATTGAAACATCAAGAGGGAATTTTACAATAAAGTTCCCTCTTGGTAAAGATTACCGTACAATACAGTTATTGCTATTAAATAGATTTCCCGGAGTGAATTTGAATCATATACAAGAAGCTGTTTTACATGAATATCAGATATATGCTGTTTTGGATACTGTGGTGGTTGATTCTCCAAAATTTTGGAAAAAATTAGAATCAGCAGAAGAATGTCCGGACAGTGATTTGGTTATGGAATTATACAGGGGGTATCTTCGGTTTCGTAAAGAAATACAGGACAGAATACAATCAAGTAGTCCAGGAGCCGGAAAAGACAATCGAACAGATGAATCTGCGGATAAAAAAGAAACTATGGATAATGGAGCATTACAGAAAGCTTCCGACAAGTAAAGAAATATTAGAGTTAAGTGATGAGCAAATAGACATTATGTTTGCTTATTACTTAACTAAACCAGAAGATGAGAATATAAAAAAAGCATATTTGGAATTAGTAAAGCAGGAAGAGAAGATAACTAATTTTCCTGTCGATGATTTCAAAGGTATGGGTTATACGGATGAAGAAATTGAACAAATTAAGAAGGATATGTTAATTGGCTGATATAGGGATTCGATTAAATGTAACTGAAACTGCTTCACAGGTTGGACCGCGAGTAAACGATGTGCTTCGTGGAATTGGTGCAACAGGTGAGGCAGTCGGTGAACAAATACAAAAATCTTTTGATATGACTCAAATCGAGGGGCAATTCTCTAAATTTGCCAAACAGGTGGAACAGCTACATGAAGTAAAGTATGGAAAAGAAAAAGAGCTTAAAATACGCGCTATGGAACTACGTAATGAAGCTATGGAAAGGAAAGCAAATGAAGTTGAAAAAAATGCTGCTATAAAAGATAAAACGGGTGCTTATGGTGTACAAAATGCAGGTGGTGTGATTAATCGTGCTGGAAACAATATTGCTTCTTTGGGTAGTACTGGTAATTTAATGGAACCAGGCACGGATGTAATGACACAAATTGGTAGTTCTGTGTCAAAGGCAGGTGCTACTGGAATGGTTATTGGAGGGGTTATATCTGCATTTGCTGGCATTGGTATAGTGGTGGATACATTATCAAAACAGTATGAGCAGTTTATTCCAACATTAATGGATACTTCTGCTGCTATGGGTGATTTAGGAAAGTCGTCAAAAGAAAATTCCCTTGCATTACAGCAGAATTTGAATAAGGCAAGTAATGCTGCTGGCAAGTTTGGGTACACTTTAGAAGAAAGCATGAATATGTATTCTGCTATTTCAAAAGGTGGCTTGTCTAGTACAGAATCAAATAATCGTGTTTTGAATGCTATGAGTTATGGAAGGGGATTTGGAGTTAATCCAAATAATTTAATGGGGACACAGATATTAGCAGGACGGTATAATCAAGGTAATGTGTTAGGTATGACGGCTGGTGGATTAAGCGCATCTGGAATGGAAGCTGGCAGATTTGAAGAATATTTAACGGCCATGACTGGGACGTTTGAAAGTGCGTTATCATCTGGAATAGTGAAAGGGTTTGGAGAGATAAGTCAAACTATGAACTTTTTTTCGGGTATTGGTGAGACATGGAAAGGGCAGTTAGGGGCAAATAGAATCAATCAATTAAGTGGATCAGTATCCAGTGCAACAGGATTGCAAAAAGAAACAGACGTTTTGATGTATCGGGCAGCGCAAAGTTTACCTAAAGGAAAAGGTGATTACATCAATACTATGTTAGAATTGGAAAAAGGTATGACACCTGAAATGTTTATGGCATTTGGAAAACAGGCAGAGATGACAACAGGTGGTGGTCGTACAGACATGGTAGAGATGTTTAAAGAGGCATTTAATAGTAATTATCGAACTGCTGTTGATTTGGTGGATGCTTATATGAATGATGCATTAACCCCTAGCTTATTAGAAAAAGCAGCACCAACAGCGGATTCTCCTGAAATGCAGTTAGCGAGTGAGCAGAATGCACTAAGATTGCAGGTGATTGAATTAGGAAAGAGTTTGTTAAATACAAAATTAGGAATTGTGTTTGCTGCAGGAGATGTGGTAAGTGCAATTGATAAATGGATTGGAATTGACATAAAAGAACAAGAAAAGAATTTAAATCGAGAAATAAAATTAAAAGAAATAACAGAAAAGATAACTCCATTTAATGCTGATATTAGAGACAAGATGACCATGGTTGATGAAAAAGGAAATCCAGTAAGTACAAGTGATTTGTTAAAAGGGATGTCTGAAAAAATCACTGGTAGTAAATCTGGAAAAAGCACTGGTAGTAAAACCGACAATATAAAAAATAAGTCAATGAGTATGGAATTTATAGGAGTTGTTGGGCTTGAAGGTGCTACTGTAGATCCAAAATTTGCAACAAAGAATGATACTGTAAAAATAGAAACGGTAAATTTAATAAAAGCAATTGAAAATAATACAAAGGCACTTCTTTCACCAACAACCATCACAACATATGATAATACACCAATACAAATTGGAGGACGTAAATGATAGAAAAGTACACACGTACTCCATATTTTGAGATAGAGGTAAGAAGACCCCGTTACAATATTGCGACATATCGTGATGATTTGATTGTTGTTTTTGGAGTGTCTAATAGCAAGGGAATGTCTACTGCATGTATTGCATACTCATTTAATGAAAGTTTGAGCAGCCCAGACACTGACTTTTCTATAACATTGACGTTAGAAAAAGATTTAAATGGAAATACCTGGTATGATAAAATTAAGGTGAGGGATTTAGTTTTTATCAAAACACATGGTAGTACTAAATTTGTTGGATATGTTACAGATAGACGATTGTCCGCTAGAATGGCAGAAGGTCCACAAAGAGAAATAACAATATCTGGTAAAAATTTATGTGGATTATTGATAAATTTTTCTATTATTTTGGATCAGCATATTTTGTCTGCTAGTACAACGGCACAGTCAGCATCAAAGCAGTTTATGGCTGACGTTGCGGGAAAAGTAGAAGTTAATCAAACATTATCTGAATTAATGAAAAAAATTGTAGTGTCTTATTTTAATTTGATGGATGAAATTGGCGGAACACAAAACATAGGAATAAGACAAATAATTGAACATTTTTTTGATTATACTTCTAAATTTTCAAACAGGATTGTAGCTAAGTATCCGATGGCAATCTCCCTGTATCAGACTGGAGAAAATAGTTTATGGGAAGTCTTACAGTCTATGATAACACCACCGTTTCATGAATTTTTCTGTAAATGGGATAGTGTAAATAGTAAGTATCAAGTGAATCTTAGACCAACTCCTTTTGATGCTGTTGATTGGAAAAATTTATCAATTACATATATTCCAGAAAATATACCTGCTCTATTAGTACAAGATTATTCTATTGGTGATTCTGATAGTGAAACAAAGACTTTTTTTGGTACTTTTCTTCCAGGTAGTGCGTATAGTAAGGAAAAAGTTTTAACATTGGAAGATTTTGCATACACTGTAAAAAAAGATTATGAAAAATGGCCATATTATGGGTACAAACCATTATTTGTAGAAATGCAGTATTATAACAGAAATCCTGCAAATGATGTGTCATTTACAGGTGCTGCATCTTTAATGAACGTATTAAGCACACAATTGTTTGATTGGTTTAAAAATAATGCTTTGTTTTTAACAGGTTCTATAACTATTATGGATGTTAAAAATGCGGATTATACATACTACCCTAATATTGGAGAGAGAATAGGGTTTTTAGGTGGAGAATTTTATATTGAGGATGTACAAAGAAGTTGGCGGTATGGTGGGTCAATGACAGCAACATTAGGAATATCACGAGGATTTACATATAATAAAGATGGCAGTCAAATGCAACCAATAGAAAATGTAGGTCAAAAATTAGGAATGTTGGAGGTGGTTAATGGCTAATATAAAAATCATTCGAGGTGCAAAGCCATCATCAATAGACCAGAATATTTTAAAAAAAGCGGATAAACGATTAGACAGGTCTTCTTTTGGAGAGTTAGGAAATATTCCGCCTATTTGGGGGAAAGTAGTTCAAGTGTCTGGTAAAAATCATGTGGATGTGGAATTGACCAATGGTTTAAGGTTAGTGTATGTGCCTGTGAGAAGTGAGCGATGGGTGAAAAAAGTAAGCAGTGAATCCACAGGACATAAAGATATACCTGGTGTTGGAAGTAAAGTATTACTTGTGTTCCCAGATGGAATTATTGAGAATGCATTAATATTGTGTTCTGGTTTTGATTCCTTAGATGATAGTCAAAAAGAAGTGTTGTTAAAAGATGATGAACGTGAATTGGAAATTGATATAGATGAATTTGGATGGAAAATAACAAAGGATAAAGAGACCGGTGAAATCACAATTGAAAGTCCGGATGACACATATAAAGTTACAATAAGTATAGATATCGCAGGAAAGGAAATTAATATAAACCAGGATTTTACCGGTTCGGAGAATGATGTTATGATGGATGCTAATGGAATAAATATATCTGACAAAAACGGAAATACAATTGAAATGTCTTCTACTAGTATTTTGATGAATAATAATTTGGAGATTTTAAGATAATGGAAAACTTATTTACACAAAATGGAAGTATAGAACATTCGGTAGGGTCTACGGTGAGTGGTGGGGTGTTTACAATAGCATCATTGGCATCGACAAAGGTAAAGGCTGTTAATGGTTTTGTGTATGTTGGAACGATTAATATTTCGTTTGTTGGTGGTAATATGGCTGGAATGGTGCCAGGAAGTGTGAGTGGATCGGGAACAATAACGGCCACTTCGATGGTAGTTAAGCTGGGAGTTAACTTTGCATTACGTGATGAAGATGCTGGTCAATTAGTGGGTACGGGCACACCTGTTGCAGGTCCTCCACCAGTGCCTGTGACAATACCATGCAAATGTGTGGATAATCAAAGCAAGGTGAAAGGGAATTAATGTATAATCCAAATTTATATTTAAAGTCCATCCTATTCGAAATTGTCAATAAAAAGAATCCTTCTATTGCAGAGGATGCTTTTACACTAACAATCCCACCTGAAAGCTTTGAAATTGTACAAAGTCAAAGAATTACCCGGACAAATACTTTTGGTGGTGTGTTTGAAGATGATTATGGATTAGGTACTGCAAAAATTACGATTTCAGGCAATACTGGTAATTCAGAACTACGATCTACTTTTATTCCTGGTAAAGGATCTCCACAACAATATACAGGACAGCAGGCAATACAAGCCATTCGAGACAAGATTATAAGGTACAAAGTTAATTATGAAAGCAGGGGATTGGAAAATTTTGAGATAAGAATGTATGATTTATCATCTGTAACAATTGATATTTTGAGTAATATTAATGTTGCTGCTGGGGATGCATGGATAGTGTCATTAGATGATTGTAAGATATCAAAAAGTAAAGAAAAGCCATTATGGTATTCTTATTCTTTAGAAATTTTAGGAATAAAACCACTTGGTGTTTATCGAAAGGAAAAGCCTGCTACTGAAAAGGAACCGTCTCCATTTGCAGAACCGTATCCGGATGTGTATGAGAATGTTGCTTTAGAGCTTAATCAAGCTGCGGTAAAAGTAAAGGTTACAAAAGACTGGTTAAAGGATGGAATGGGCAGTCTTAAACGATGTTTGAATGCAGTAAGTGGTGCTTTTGCCTGGGGGCAGAATCTAATGAACAGTATAAATAATGTATTTGAGCTGATATCTGATTTAGAGAACCAGGTAGAAGAATATGTACATGCTGCTGGGAATATTGTGACTACTGGGTTTGGTGTGTATAAAAGACTGTTTGAAGTTGCCAAATTTCCTGGTGCTGTTGCAAAGGCTGTTATGCAGGAAACTGTAAGTGTTATGAATGAGTTAAAAGACACTGTTGAATACTCGGCAGCAATTACAGCATCTTTAGGTGATGATTATCTACAGATTGCACAATTAGCAAATGAAACACAGCGTATAGCAGCACAAATTGTGGCATTTGGAAAATCCAGTAATGTTGATACTGAAATTACAATAAATGTAAACGGGACAGATATAACTATTTATGGTATTAGGAGTTATACAGTTTCAGATGGTGAAACATTAGAGCAAATAGGAATTAATCAATATGGTGATCCTTCTTTGAGTACATTGTTACTAATGTTTAACGGTGTATCAAATGATGATTTATATGCTGGTATGATTATTCAACTACCACAAACAGTAAGAAGTAGTTTAAATGAAGATAATGAAATTTATGCTTTAGACCGGTCAAATCAGTTTGGAGTTGATGCAAGAGTGGATGTTAATGGAAAGATTGTTTTTTCTGAAAATAGTGATTTTGCAACAGTGTCCGGTGAAAAAAACATGACACAGGCAATCAACCTAAGATTAAATGAGTCATTAGGAAAAAGATTGTACTTAACTACGTATGGGTTAGCAACGAGTGTAGGGAATGCAAAAAGCAGCACCGCACCTATGGCATATATAACGACAAACATACTTGACACGTTAAAACAAGATCCACGTATTCAAAGTGTGGATAATATACGGGTAAATGGAGAAAATGATGTGATTAATGTATCACTTAACATACATACAATTGTAGGGCAGTTGTCATATAAAGGAGTGATTTAATGTCATTATTTAGTGAAAAGACATATAGAGCAATTTATGCAGATTTAACTGATTGGATAATTGCTAATCAGGATAAAATAACAGACTTTAATGAGGGTGGTGTTCTTACTTCATTTTGTGAGGCAACAGCAAGGGGAATAGAAGAAGTCTATTTGAGAGGAAAAATAGGGTTTATAAAATATTTACCAGAGTTGCCTTTTTATGCATTTGGTTTTTCAAAACAGACAGGTACAAAAAGTGCTGGTGAAGTTGTGTTTTCTAGAGATGTGGCAACAACAGATGAGATAACAATCACATCTGGAACAATAGTGTCTACCCCGTCTGGATTATTGTTTGTGACAACAGAAACAGGGACTATTGCATCTGGGGGAACAGACAGTAATGCAGTGAGTGTGGAAGCACAATCAGTGGGAAGTGAATATAATGTACTTGCTGATAATATTACAATAATCACAACTCCTGTAATAGGAGTTAATTCTGTTACAAATACAGCAGCGTCCACAAATGGATTAAACGAGGAAACAAGTGTTGATTTTGAAAAAAGGTTTAAGGAATATGTTTTAGGACTAGCAAAAGGTAATGGGTATGGAATAAAGTCTGGCGCAATGACCATAAATAACGTTAGGTCTGTAAGTGTGGTAGAACATTTTCCGCCGTTAACAGGATTATATAATTTTTCTGTATATATTGATGATGGTGCTGGGAATGCATCGGCAGAATTAATTGCAGAAGTAGAAGCAGTTTTATTGGGTGATGGAACTACTGTAGTGCCTGGTTATAAATCAGTTGGGGTTAACATGCGGGTTTTGGCACCAACTAAAGTGACAATTGATATTGATATAGCAATTACAGATGATGGTAATTATGATAGAGCAGTTTTGTCTGTAAGTATTGAAACAGCCATATCTGACTACATTAATAATTTACAACTTGGTGAAGATGTTATATGGAATGAAATAAGTACAGCAGTTATGAGTGTTCCAGGTGTGTATGACCTGGTATTAACTACTCCGGCAGCTAATACAACTATAAGTAGTGTACAGATTGCAAGAACAGGTACAGTAACAATTGGTTATTATGTACCATAAAGGATAACAAATGAGAGATATTATTGAAATTTTGAACGGTTGTATGCCTACTATACTTAATAATGTAACAGATGAGTATAAGGCAATCTTTGGAGATAAGGATTTTACTCCGTTGTCTCCTATTGAGATGAGTTCGGATTATAATTGTGGTGGGATTGCAAATGAATTAGAGTATTGCAGATCATTTTTAGATTATATCACTAGAACAAATTTGATTGATAATTTGTATAGTGATTATCTAGAGAGAGTGGTTGGCTTTTTTACAGGACTAAAAAGAACTGCTTTGGAGACAGATGCTAGTTTAATATTAAGGTTTAAGGTTTTATGTCAAAGACAGTTAAACACGTCGTGGATTACAAAGTGGATGATTCGTGATGTGTTTAAGTATTTTTTTGATGAGAGTATTATTTATGTGATTGAGAATTATATTAATGATGAATACATGACCGATGGTGATTTTGAAAATAGCAGTGTTTTATGGACTATAACAGAGCCAGGTGCAACAACAATTGATTTAGTAAATCATGATCATTTTATTGGGAATTACTGTATGGAATTTGTAGTTGATGCAGATGGTTCTTTGGCACAACTAAAACAAGAAACAGCATCAACATTGCCAATTGGATACTATCAGTTTAGTTTTTTTGTGAATGATGATTTTGAATTAATACAGAATGACTTGTTAAAGGTATATGTACAAAGAAAAGATGATAATTATTATTATAATTTTTCTACCTGGCAATGGCAGGCAGATGTAACGTATTGGACAGTACAAAAGACAACAGAAAGTAGATATCAAATTAGGCAGGCATACATAGACAATCAGACAGTTGATAATTTAATCATTACTTTTGAAAACATAGGTGACACTGATATAGCACATACTTTTTGGGTAGATAATGTGCAATTAGGAACACAATTGGAGTATCCGTCTGTAAAGGTATTATTGATTAATGAAGGTCCTCAGGTTGATTTTATGAGTGCATTTCCAGGAACCACTGATCCTGTACCGGGTGTGGATTATGATTTTGCAAGCTTTTATGGACAGTGTTTTTTATCAGGAATTGGTGGAGCGGGAACACTAATATACTATCAAAATTTATTAAACATACTAAAGCCTACTGGTGTAAGTGCAGTGGTTGTGGTTGAAGAAAGAATATCGGAGGTTTAAATGGCAAATGTAATAGACTCATTAATTATTGAAGACAATGTGGTTGTAAAAGCAGTAGATATTAATTATATAGGAGAAAGCGCCGTAAATAATTTAAGTTTGCTTTTGCAACAATTATTGTATTCAAATAAAAACACAATTTTAAATGGATTAACAGTAAAGCAAAGAGGGACTCCCTCTCTGAATGTGGATGTTGAAGCAGGGTTGGCATTTGATGTGACTTTGAAACAACTAATACATAATGGTGTTGAGTATGGACCTGTAGCATTTGAGGCAGCAGATGGATCAAATAGTAGGATTGATGTTGTACAAATCAGACAGGTTGAGGACACATATGATAATCAACAAAGGATATTCCGAGATCCAATTAATGGTGTTAATTCTTATGCTAATATTGATGTAAAGAATTCATATATAACAGAATTTGTTGTTAAAAAAGGAACTGCTGCGGGAAGTCCTGTTGCACCGACTGTGGATGCTGGATACATTAAATTGGCAGAGGTCACAATAGCAGCATTAGCTACTACAATTGTAAATGCAAATATTAAGAATGTCGATACTGGATATAATGGTGGAAGCAACACCGGATGGTCTACAGAGCCAACAGTGACTTTCAGGACAGAGAGTTTGTCCTTTTTAAAGGATATTTTCCGGTTAAAACATACTGAATCTGGAGATCATGGTGTCGATGTGATTCGAGATTCCAATATAGATTGGGGGATTAATGCCAACCAGGTGGATGCAGATATTGTTCCTTTGGGTACTGCTATAAGTAATGTGCCTACTGGTGGAACTACTAGCACTTTAGCAAATACGTCATTTGTAAGAGCCGCATTAACAGAGTTATTTGCAAGGTTGCTTGATTTGTCTGGTGTTACAAATGATGCTGTAAAAGACAGACATATAGATTGGGGTGTTGGTGCTGGACAAGTAATGGCATCACGTATACCTATTTTAGATGCTGCTTTGCATTATACTGCTGCTAATATCGAAGCCGCCTTGTTAGAGGTTTGGACAAAATATGATTATGTGATACAGAACGAAAAGGAACTTGGTGATACTGAATTGCCTGCCGGGTCAACCTATTGGAATTTCGGATCGCCTAACTTAACAAACAGCGCAGGCGTAGCACCAACAATACGGCATAACGTTAGTTTTATACAGTCAACAGCAACACCTCCATTTTTTGCAAATCGTGGGTGTAGATATCTTAATAAAGGGTATGTTACTTGGCTGTACACATTCGCAAATGAGATGGTTTTAGCGTTAAGATTTCTTCCTAATTTTGCGTATGACTCTGGCACTGCTGTTTCTGTCTTTGATAACGGCAGCGCGTCGGGGAGCGAAGATAACGGAATGCGGCTGTATTTTTATAGTACTGCCGGAGGGTGCAAACTATGCCTGATAGTTCAGGATGATGCAACACATAGATTTCTCATCAATACGAATGAGTATACAAATAATGGGCAATTACAAATTGAGCACTCTATATTTGTTAGAGTTTCAAAAGCAGGTAATAATGTTGACTTATATGTAAACGGGGCGCTTATTGTCAACGGAGTAAATGGGACGGTAACAATATTAGGAGGAGCAGCCGCCATAACAGGGATAGACCTAACTACAAAAACAGAAATTGCGTTAGGGTGTGTTAGTTGGACGGAGGCGTATAGTTCCTTTTCAGCTACTAATTTTTATATACAAGATTTATGGATCAACCCCGTTTATGCGACAACCTACCTTGCCGACTGGACACCCGCAACACAAAAACCCTATTTCATCCCCGCCTCATGGTTATCCGGATACAAACAAAACTGGCAAATAACAGCCGAGGGGGACTGCGGTTTTAGAAATGGATCATTTGAAACTATCAACATAAATAGTGTTGATACCGGTGGCGGACAGGAAAAAACTAAAAAAATACCAATTGGCGTATGGGATATGAACGCAACAGCAACTGTAAATATTACACACGGGGTAGCTCTAAATAAAATTTTATCTATAACAGCAATGATTATCAATGATACGCTATCCCAAATATTTGATCTTGTATACAGTAGTGGAACAGCGAATGTAAATGGGTCTATTCAGTCCATTGATGGAAGCATAGTGATATTAGCAAGACACGCAGGAGCGGGGTTTACTAGTGCGTTATATAATGATGGAACGATAAATAGAGGATACGTTACTTTTAAATATTTAGTATAGGAGTTTAAATTATGGCATTGACAAAAAATTATAATTACAAGGGTATTGAATTACCCGAAGCTTATTTTTCTCTTCACGATGTAAGGACAGATTACAAATTTAGAAAAAGTTTTACAGATGATAATGGAAATTCGACCAGCATAAAAGGCCGGGCTATGGTTGATATCGGAGTGTATCAAAATAAAGAGGCTTATCAAAGAGGCGATCAAGCATTAGAAGTTATCCCTGATATCCCGTTTGAAGGTGAAAACTTTGTGTATGATCCGGAAATTAGGCCAACAATCACCGGTGCAAAGTCTTATAAAAATGGTGGCGAGAAGGATAACCCCTACGATGTAAACGATCAAAGATGGCCCATATATTGCCAGTTAAAAAAATTAAAACCAAAAAATTCACAATTGGATTTTAGCACAGCAAAAGACTGTTAAAAAAGGAGTAATCATGGAAACAAAAGTAAAAACAAATCAGGTAAAAGAATTGCTTAAGCGAGCACCCTATCTATGTGGGTGTGTGGAGCCGGAACGTGTATCACATATGTTTACACTACTGTATGATACTACAGCAGTGGGGGACAGTGCTTTTGATAGATCAAAGGCAGATATGACAATTGTGGATAATCGCATACGGTTAATTGACCTCACTAGTCCTTTTTTCCAGGCAGAAAAACCAGAAGTGGCTAAAAAGATCAAAGCGCTTTTGATTATTTGTATGTGGAGTGGGTATTTCCGGAAGGGGTATGTATCAAAAGAAGAGTTGGATAGTGTTATTGTTGCAAACAAGGAAGCAGCGCAGGCACCTATTCCAGAAGTGGATGCAATTATGGATTATTCAGCCGCCTTGTCTATTTGGTGGTGGTTGATATGAAAGAAGGCATGATTAAGCAAACCAGTATGTTATTGTTTATTGTTGGAATAATAACGCTAGTGTTTATATTAATATCATGCTATTTACAAGAACAAATTACAAGCACACAGGTATTTACTGTGTGCTTTCTTTTTGTTGGTGTTGTTTTTTCTTTGCTTGGCATAAAATATACTGGTTTTTTAATAAAATTATTTCATGTTTTAACATGTTATAGTTGTTTAGTGTTTTCGCTACTAAATGACCCTCTTTCAATTGCAGCAATTGTTTTTTTAATTATTACATATTTTTTATGCAAAGAGTATGAATTTATTCAAAAGTATAAAAAGGTTATGATTGTCCTCATTATAGGATATGTGTACATTACATGTTTCTCTGTGTTATTTTTTAAAAAAACATGGAGTAGTTTTTTATCATTCAATTTTTTGTCTGTGTTTCTTATTTCTTTTTTAGAAAACATGCAAAAAAGAAATGAAGATAATATAATCACAATACTGGAAAAAAGTGAAACAGTATTAGATAAAATGGTAGTTCACAGCAAAGAAATATTGCATAAATTGGAAAAGTATGAGCATATTATAATTGAAGAGAGTAATAAAAATGCCAATAGAAGATAAAATTGATGCAATTCAAATGATTAAAGATATCGCTGCTTGTGCAACACGGCAAGAAGGGTATGAAAAAGAACAGGTACAGGTAAAAGCGGATATTGCAGAAATAAAAAACAGCCGAAAAGAAAGCACAAAATATTTAATCACAACAATTATATCTATATTAGCATTTGCACTGGGTGCTTTAGGTGTCATTCAAAAATTGTTTGAAAAAAAGGCACCTTAGTATGAAAAAAGAATATACTGAATTTATTAAAGAGTGTGGTGGTTTGGAATTTCCAAACATCTTTTTTCATCCAGGGGCCAGGGAAATATCAGATTTTGGTTTAATTAATCATTATAAAATGATTGATGGTGTTCGGGTATGGGGATACCCTGGTATACACTTTGGCATAGACCTGGGTAATTCACACATCATAAAAGATGGATATATAAACCACTTATACTCTCCTTTTATGTTTGAAAAATCCACTATGGTTTATCGATATATAAGTATGATTGAACTATTTCATAAATTTGGGTTTATAATGAAATTGTTTCATTGTAATCCTAAATGGGTAGAATTAGAATTACTGCAAAGTGGAAAAGAAATAAAAAAAGGAACTAAATTAGGATTAATTGGAAACTATAATGCACCGGTTAATGAGACATTAGTGCATTCTGAAATAGTGTCTATTGATGGATATTGTATTTCTGATTTTTTAGAATATGTGTTAAGAGAAAAGTATGGTGATACTAATTTTCAAATAACTTTGAATGATGTTATTTCAGTGTATCGAAAATGTAGCAGAACATTATTTTGGAAAGAAGACCAAATAAAAAAAGATTATGAACAATTGCGTTTAGATAACAATATTCGATTGTTGAATAAATTTAAAATTATATATAAAGACAGTACTGGAATTGAAAAAACATATTATTCCAGTAAATATTTGTTTGGAATATAAAAGGAGTAAGAGTATGCAGATTAATAATGTACACGCAGTGAATTTTTTTATGAAAAAAGGGGAGCTTGATCCAGGAGCAAAGCTGATTGAAACACTATTGAATGAAATCAATAAACCGGAACATTATCCGGGATATCCTAGATATAACACACTAAAATCTATTAGGAAAATGGGGTTGAGTCCTACACCCGGTATGGAGCCGGATACAACATGGTGTATATATGTTGCATTTTATGTGATTGAAAAAATGGGATTTGATGCCAGACCATTTACAGACCAGGCACAACCAGAAGAGATTGCAATTTTCTATACAGATGGGAATGAAATGCCACAGTGTGCCATCGATGCTACAAAAAAAGGTATTGTAAAAGAAGTAACTGAAAAAGAAGCATATGATTTAGCCAATATTGGAATTCCTGTGTTATGTGCATCTCGTGGAAAAATGGGGGCAAATAATATAAGAGGAACAGGCCATGTTGCTATTGTAGCACCTGATTATAATAGTTATATGCCGAGTAGAATAATGATTGGTCAGGCTGGTGGTTCAAATGGCTTTTTCTCGGTAAATGAACAATTTCCTTTGAATTTAGTAGAAGCACCTCGGTATTTTGTACCAAACAAGCATAAAGCATGAAAAAGTTAAAGCTTGGTAAAACATTTACTACATTAATTGTACTTGCCTTTTGTGTGATAGGAATCATCATATTATTTTCAAAAGAGTCAACAGAAAAAATGAGTAATTTTGAAAGATTGGTGCAGTTATTATTCCCTTACCTGATTCCTATTCTGGGGGGTGTTGCAATTAATGGTACAATAAAAAGCATCAAAAATTTATTAAAAAAGAGTGATAAATGAAAAAAGTATTACTTTTAGGTAATGGTATATCTAGATTACTGTACAAAGACTATATAAATAAGTGGAAAGGTGAAATTTGGGCATGTAATCGTGCTTTTTTAGAGTATGGAGATAGAATTACCAGGATTGCCGGACATGATGAGGTTATGGAAGAGGCAGCAGCATATAGAAAAAAGCATGGGTTTAGTTACAAAATATATGCAAAGAATAATGTAGCTGATATACAATTAACATGTCCAAAGCAATTTTGGGTGTGCAGTGGGATCACGCTAGTATCACAGGCATTATTTGAAGGGTATAACGTCTTTTTATGTGGTTTTGATATGGGAGGGAAAGATGTTCACTCTCCTAACCATGATACCGTGAATGTCGTATTTTGGGTTCGTAATTGGAGAAAAGTAGCGGCAGCCTTTACTTTAGATAATGTAACTTTTATTGGGTATAACCATAAACCATATATTTTAAGTGATGAGACCCCTTATAAGTATGAAAAATTGTATATTAATGGAATTGCACATATTCCGGGAGATGCATATTGTAAAATACATAAAGAATTTGTGGAAAAAGAAGGTAAAGCATTTCCAATAAAGTCTGGTTGTGTACTGGTCAGGCACATTAATGGAACTGTCCGGCAACATGGAATTAAATTAGCAAATGTTTTGGTTGCTCAAAAGAAAGGAGTAATTGTATGTTAAAAGGAGAAACTGGCGCAATACAAGTTGTTGATTTTGAAAGAAAAGGGGATATTGATATTTATGGACTGACTATAGTTGAAGATAGTAATAGTGTTTCTGTAAAACCAGCTGCAAAAAAACATGGAAATTATGGGATGGAATTAAAGTGGTCTGGATCTAGTGCTATTAATCATATATATCAAAATATTGGTGAACAAAGTGAAGTTTATTTTCGGATGTATATAAAAATACTATCTGATTTTGTGATAGCAAAGGATGAGTTTATTGAAATTTGTTCATTAAATACAGATAATACTGGTTTAGGGGATGCTTTAATAACAGCATTATTATATCAAGGTAATTATTCAATTGGATTATTGTTTTTAAATGGTAGTTGGGACTCTGATAGTTCACCAGACAGTGACACTTTTTATGAGTTAGACCGTGATGTGTGGTATATGCTTGAGATAAGATTTAAAAAAGATTATCCAGGAGGCTCACAATTCTGGTTAGATAATGAATTAATGTATAGTGATTTGGGGAAAAGTCCCACAGATTCTATATATTACGTTGTAGTTGGAAATGTAAATGGTACAGATGTGCCAAATGCAGATTCAATTATCTATGTTGATGATATTGTGGTAAATGATGAAAAGGTTGGACCTTACGCAGTCAATCAATCTGGAAATAAAATGATTTTTTTGGAGGATTAAATGGCAACAAGACAGCATGGAATACACACTTTGTCTGTAGCAGACGAAGAAATAAAAGGGATTGGTGGGAAGTTTAATTTACGGTGGGTGTCTGTTAGTGCAGATGCTGGGGATTCTCTTGTGCTGCAAGATGATGAAGGAAATAATATTTGGGAGTCTGTTGCTGGTGGGGCAAACCATATTGATGTTTTTCCAATAAAACTTAAAAAAAGTATGAATTTACTATTGAAAGTAATAGATTCTGGTGTATTATATATATACGAAATGTAAAAAGCCACGCTCCTTCCTTTTATAACTTTGGGAAGCGCACTCCTCACCTGGTGCCTTCCCTTTTTTTGCACAAAATAAAAATAAATAAAAAAGTACTTGACATTAACATTTAATTACATTATACTTTTACTTATGCTGATTAAAAAGATCAGCTGGATAAGGAGTAAGGAAATGAGAAAAATTATAGGAAGATTGAATGGCAAAGAAATCGAAATGGCCACAAATGACAGCTCAAATAATCTATTTTTACGGCTACAGGATGGCAGCTGGATGCAAATGAATTCCGCTTCAAATGTCACCGTCAATGTAATCAAAAAGGAAATTAGAGCGAGATTTAATAATCTTGATATGGCCGGAAAAATAACATACGACTTAAAAAACTTTTAATGAATCACACCGGCGCGAGCCAGTAAAGGAGAATGAGAATGAGGATGATAGAAGATGAGATTAAGAGATTTTGAAACCGGGACAAAAGTATGGGTGTATAAAAATTGGAAATATCAAGATTTTTTTTCACCCCCAGAGAGAAAATATATCGGCCATATAATTTTTAATTTTATTAGAGATAATCGTAGATTAGGATGCTCTCATAATCACAGAATTATGAAAGGTATTGTGATAGATGGAAAAGATGTCTTTGATGATCCTAATTATGATAAGATTAGTCAAAGTATGATTTCTAGAGATAAAATCATTAGGTTAAATTCCTTAAAATTGGTAAAGTTTGGATGTGATTATGAGGATTAAAAATAATTTAATAACGATTGAAATAGATTTTCATGCTTGGTTTTATAATAATAATATGTTTATGGTTAATTTATCATTATTTAAATTAACCATAAAATATTGCGAGGATAAAAAAACCATCGATGAAATCTATATAAAAATATTAATATTTTCAATTGATGTTTTGTTTAAATATTATAAAAAATGGGGGGATACATGAAACCTAAATCTATTACATTTAATATGCCTTAATGTAAGCCCGTCCTGCCGGGTAATAGGAAGGAAAAGGATTTTTTATGGATAAACTAAAAGCATTTGAATTGTTAAAGGTTAATTTTGGTGGGTGTATTAGTGACAATGAAAGTGGAATTTCAATTTGGCAAAAAGGATTTTCTGATAAAGTTGTTACAGTAGAAAGTGTTTTTATAAACTCAGTAGAAACCTTACAGGTGAAAGTATCAGACAAACGAAATTCAATGCCAATTAGTACATCAATTATCGGATTGATCAGTATTATAGCAAAAATATTAAAAGTGGATATGGGGAAATTAAATTATGGAGTATGAGTCTAAATTATACATTGTGGAAAAATCATCTTGTTATGATTCAGAATTAGAAAAGGTGTTTGCACAAATAATTTGTATGTATAATTTATCAAACACTTTTCCAGAATTTAAACATTTTATAAATGAATGTTTACCAACTGATTGTTATATTTATATTGATTCAAAACGTACAATAAAAGATGAATATGATAGTCCTTTAGTGGAGTTGCCAATTAAAGACCTTTTAGAAGTGTTGGTTCAAGAAACAAAACATGAAGATAAACATTATCATAGCCAATTAATGCCATTAATTGCATTGCTAAAAGTATTTAAATCAAGGAAAAACATAGCAATTTTACATTATGGGTATTGAAAAAAAGGAGGAGTGTAAAAAAGTGAAAATTGAAAACAGTTCCAGGATAAGAATTTTATTAAATGAACTAGAGCAGGTAAAGAAAAAGCTTAGTGATATAGACTTTTTTGAACGTGAAAAGAAAAATATTTCTAAACTTATTGCTTCTGGATCAGATAATGTGGTTATAGATATTAATGCAAAACAAGCAGCTATAATTCTGAATGTCATTAAAAAAGACTTTTTAGAAGAACAACAGAAAATAGAAATTGAATTAAGTGGTCTATAATGAATACTTTATATATAAGACCGTCAAAACACAGTGTTCTGAATTACATGAAAAGCCATATTGAACCATATAATTTAACCAAATTTCTATCTGAATGTGATGTTGATGAACTGTTTGACCTGTTGAATAATTTTGTACCAACAGTATCCGCAGCACAGGCAGGAGAGATGATAAACGCTATTTTTGACAATTTAGAAGTTAAAATGGAACCAGAAGCATATAGAATATTGGAAGGGTGATTATAAGGCTGCCCAGCGCCTCTAAATAAGGGGTATTTTTAATCTTATAGGGTAGAGTGGTGTACAAGTATCACTTTATACTTGAACGTTTATTATAGAGCATTTTAGATGTGTTGAAAGGAGTAAATTTATGATATTAAAAAATGGTCGTTATTTCGATGAAAATAACAATAACTGGAATTCACAATGGTGCACAGAAGATCAAGCAAAAAGAAATTCAGAAAGTTTAATTAATTGCAGTGATTGCAGTGATTGCCATGATTGCAGAGGTTGTAGTGATTGCATTAATTGCAGAGGTTGCAGTTATTGCAGTGATTGCGGTGGTTGTAGTGATTGCCGTGATTGCCGTGATTTTAAAAACAATCCTCAAAGATATGTAACACTAAACATAGGGTCACGAAATTCACAAACATACTTTTACTTTAATACTGAAAAAAATCAAGTTATTTGTGGGTGTTTTAATAGAACATTAGATGAATTTGAGAAAAAAGTTTTATCTGTTTATTCAGGTAATGAACAACATGGAATTGATTACAGAAAACAGATTCAAATAATGCGGTATTTACTGGAACAAAATAATGGAAATTAAAAATTTTGACAGTATTCCTGAAAAATATAGATACCGAGGGTCCACAGAAATAAACATTGACTCATATAATCCTGGTGTATATCGATGTAAAGAATGTAATTCCAACCAATTAGACCATTATTTTGAAAATCCTGGTGGGTTGTGCGGGTTTACTATGGCAGTTCCCTGGTTACCTCCAGAAATTAGAGATGATGGTTATCACGAAAGATTTGGTCATGTGTGGGAGTGTCAAGAATGCTTTACTGTACAGTGGCATCATATAGGTATTGACTTTATAAAAAAAGTTTTTGAGTGGAAAGATGATTGATTTGTTTTAAAAGGTGTGATAGATTAAAAATGCGAGCAGAAATTTAACAAACAGGAGGATAATCCAGACAGTTTTAGACAGCCCTTAATCCTGTAGGGTATGTTCGCCACATGGTCTAAACTGTCTGGATTTTTTTTATTTATGCAAAACAAAGAAGATCCAATTAAAAAGACAACAGAAAGTGGCAACACAGAATTTGTCTTTCAATCAATGTACACCATAAAAGAGCTTTTAAAAATAAAAAATTTTGCAGAATTGTATGCTTTATATAGCTATTATACATATAAAGTATTAGAAAAAAAATCAGAATTTATTAAAATTCCAACAACAAATGTCATAAAAGATTTAAAATGGTCAATAGAAAAAATCAACAAGTATAAAAAAATATTAGTTTCTATTGGATTAATAAAAATATTAAATGATAGAAGTTTCGGTAATGGAAGGTTTTTAAATCAACAAATTGAGGTTAAATCTTATCCTTTCTCTTATTATGAAAAAGCAAGGACAAAATAATTATGGAAAACACAAGTTATTATCGAAACACATTAAATTATGGAAATTATATTAGCATAAATCGAACAATTCTCATATGTCTTGGTGATGCTGCTATTATTTTAACTGAATTAATTAAAAAAGAAGATGAATTAATATACAGTAAAAAAATAGAAAATAATGGTTTTTTTTATTTTCTTATTGGTGAATTTATTCAAAAAACTCCTTTTTACAAAAATAAAATAATTGATATTTTATCACAATTGGAAAGTTTAAATCTTGTATTGAAAGAAAAAAGGGGGAAACCAGAAAAAACCTTTTATAAAATAAACTACAAAGTAATAGAAAAAATGCTTTCAGAAAAATGCATTTTAAATATAGACATGAATTCCCCACAAAGAAGAAAAAAACTCTGTACTGAAAAGTGCAAAGTGCTTAAAAGTAGGTTGCAGTCTGCAACTAACCTAGGTTGCAATCTGCAACCTACCCAGGATGCAGATTGCAACTCCTATCTTAGATCAGAATTTATTAATCAGAATTTAATTAATAGAAGAATTCAGACTTCAAAGAAGTCTGATAAACCAACATTTTCTATAAATAAATTTATTTATGAAACAATCAAAGATATAGTGCCTATGGGTAAATTTAAGAATAGGATATCAGAATCCGCCGCCAGCTGCTCAAAGGTGGTTAAAAAGGCTGAAACGTTCCTTTTGGCATTAAAAAATGGCACTTTGAAAAGCGATTATGTGTTTGATAGTAAATGGGCACATGAAAATGCAATTAGTTTTGACAGTTTAAGGAGTAAAGATTTTTCTAATGATGATGAATTTAAGGAATTTGTAGTAAAAGCTGTTAAACGGTTTGGAAGAATGAAAATGGAAGGGTATTCGCCTTATGATAAGAGAGTATTAACAAATAGTGTTGATGAGTTCTTTTACAGTCCATATGCAAAAAAGAGCTGGTTTTTGGTGTGTGTGTTTAATCAACCGGAAAAGGTGGGTGATAAAGCAGACCAGGTAAACAAAGAAAAGAATGATATTTTTGTTAATGAATTATCAGATAAGGATAAAAAGGCTTTTTTGTCTGGATGTAAAAAGGATTGGCTGAATGATGTGTATATTGATAAAGCAAGAAAAATCTATGAATGGTATGCAAAGAATTGGCCAAGTATCAGGAAGTATTGGAAGTACAAGGATGAGCATTACCACGATTATTTACCTAAATTTGGTACTTTTATATTGTTTTTTGAAAAATATAATGAGTTTTCCAGTACGTGGAAAGATTGGAAGTTAAGTAATTTTGGGTATGGAAATAAGACCTGGGATATATTTGTGAAGTGGGCAAAGATAGCGCATGAAATGGATTTGACTGTTCCAAATGATAGTGATATTGAAAAAGTAAAAAAGGCGTATGAAAGGAGATAGATATGGCAAAGGTGAAAAAAGAAGAGTTGGACATATATTTATCGGAAAACAAAGAAAAATTTAAAACTTTTATTCGTGCATATAATAAGGAAAATGGTAAAATTCCAAATTATGAGGCATTTATGAAAGAATTTGAGGTTACAAAATATCAGGCTGGGTTGATATATAGAATGTTGCAGGAACCAAAAGAAAATTTCTTTAAAATCAATTATAACAACAGAAAAATTGTGGAAGATAATAAAGTTGTAAAAGATGAGTTTCATTGGATTTTTAATATATTACGGTGGGTGATTGCTGTTGTGTGTTTTGGTGCAGGAGCGGTGAGTATAAATAACACAGCAAAATGGGCAAATGAGTACTATGGGGTTTTTTGGGGTTTTGTGGTTGCTGTGACTGTTATTGTTGTCACAGCTTGCTCATTGGACATTGCAAAAATTTGTTTTTTGAGAAGAAGAAGGTTTTTAGGTGTTATGTTTGTTATTATAATGATAATTGGTTTGTGTATATCAATAACATCAACAATAGCATCTCAGTACAATGAGAAAATAAAGGTGTCAGATGTGGGTATTGTGAGAGAATCAAATGTTCTTGCAAAAAAGGGAGAGTTTGATATCTATCTAGACAAAGAGAATCAAATTAGTGCATCTATTCAGGACAGGAAAGAGCAGAGATTGGGTTACAAAAATATAGTTGATAAATTTGATAGTGTTGAAAAGGTAAAAGCGGATAAAGGAATTTATGACAATACAATTAAAAAAATGGAAGCTTTAAATAAAGAGATAAAAGAATATGAAAAGGAATTAGAAGATGTTAGAAGTCTTAAACAGAGTTATTATGAAAAAGAAAAAAATGTTGTTAGTTTGGTTACAGGTGTTGATAATAGAAAATCGTTTTATGTGCAGATGGGAAAGATATTAGGTAATATTGATCCAATGTATGTGGAATTTTGGATGTCAGTGTTTGTGGCAATATTTTTTGATTTGTTGGTGCCATTTTCATTATCATTTGTTTTTTTAATTGGAGGAAAAGATGACAAAAGAAGAGCTAAAGATACAGTTAAGTAATTTAGAAAAAAAGCATGAAGCAGATAAAAAGGAGTTATTGCAAATATATGCAGAAAGTAATAATCCTTATAAGATCGATGATATTGTGACTGATCATAGGGGTTCAATAAAAGTGGATAAAATTACTTGTCACTATGATGGTACTTGTATTTATTGGGGTTTAAAAGTTAAGAAGGATGGTTCTTTTTATAGAACCATGCAGCGAGAATGTGTTTACCAAAAAAATGTTAGATGAGGGATAGTGGTATGAAGATTGAAGATACAAAAGGAAATGAGGTTGATTGTAAAATTGAGTTGCCTGGTAATGGTTTTAGTGTGGGTTGTGATATAAAAAGAAGTGCTATTAAACGCTTTTTTAAAACAAGATTGAAAGTGTGGGTGTCTTTTGATAATTGCACAAAGTTACTGAGTGTGTATGTAAATGATAATTGTTTGTTTGAGGTTAGATTATGTTAACTAAAGCAGAACTTATTAAAAAGCATTTAGACCAGGTGCATTATATAATAGACAAAGGGTATAAATACCTGAATGATAAAGATAAGGATTTAGTGTCCCATTGTCAGGTAAGATTAATTGGGGGAAGAGATACTTCATTCCATCAGCAAAAATGGATAAATGATATTATTAAGAAAGTTGAAAATAAACTAGGAGATGAGAGATATGGAAAATGAAGTTTTGGATGCAGTAAGAAATGTTAATGAGAAGTTATGGGAAAAATTTGGGGATGATTATGAGAGCACATTGAGATATCATACAGATGGATATAATGATAGGGTAGTTTATTTAGGTGATAGAATTTGGTGTACAGATGATGAGGGTGATAGAAAGTATGAGGAAAATGATGAGGGAACTGATTTGGATTGTGTGGAGTCTTTGTATGATTTTCTTGTTAGAACAGTAAATGCTGTAAATAGAGCTTTGGCAGATAAGGTGTTGGAGGTGTCAAATGTTAAATTTTGAAATCGAAGATGGGGATTGTGTGATTAGAGAGCAAATTGATTTTTTACTAGATTTAATTGACAATAAAAGAAATTTGTTTTTTGATGTTGGAAGTAGAGCGTATGGTGTTCAGACAGTGGAATCTGATTTTGATTTGCTTATACCAAGCAGTGATTGGTTTGATGTTGTTGATAAGTGGAAAGATAGACAGGGAGTTGAACTTAATAATTGTATTTTTAATTTTTATAAAAAGAATATCAGTGCCTGGAATATAGAATTTAAAGTATATAGTTTTTATATGAAAATAGATGAAAAAACAATTGATGTGCTTATATGTTTTGGAGTGAATAATTTTAGAGCATGGAAAATGGCAACTAAATGGATGGAAGAATTGTGTTCAAAAGACATGCATTTTAAAGCTATGGTGAGAGATAATAAGCAGATTCGGTATAGATTATTTGAGCAGTTTGTTGATTCGTGGTTACAGGTAATTGGTGATGACCGAAATAATTGTTTATATAAGATGTAAAAAGGAGTGTGTTTATGACAAGATATAAATTTCTAAAAAGAAATGTAGTAATTAATCATTATAGAATTTTAAGGGGTAATCGAGTGATTCGTGAAATGCTCCATGAAATTGATAAGTGTTTAAAGCTGGATAAACGTAAAGCTGAAAGTGAAGGTAAAAAATTATTTTTTATTAGAAATTATCAGTGGTTAAGTAAAAAGAACCAGGTTAAATATAAGCATATGCATGAGATGAGAATAGAATTATCAGGAATACTTTTATAAAAGTGCTTGACATTAACTATAATTTATGTTATGGTTTGAGGTAGTTTGGAGGGTGTGGTGATAGATAAAATAATTATTGATTTGGATGGATTCCTGTCTAAAGATCAGGAGTTGACCTCGTCTCCGGATATAACGATAGAGAATAAGATTGGTGAAGAAGTGTGTTGTTTTGAATTAAATAATGAAGATGTGGTGAAAATTGTTTGTTTGTTGCATGAAATAGCAATTAATAAAAGGATTAACATATATGAGTGAGGTGTTATAGTGTTAAATAAGATACAAATACAGAATTTTCAAATACATGAAAATGTGGAATTGTCGTTCTGTCCTGGGATAAACTTGATTGTAGGTGTGAGTGAGCATGGGAAGTCTGCTATTTTCAGAGCATTATATTGGTTAATCGAGAATAAACCAGATGGTTCTGAATACTGTTCATTCTGGAATCGTGATTTAAAAGGAAATATTGTAAAAGATATATCAGTGTCCAGTTGGTGGGATAATGGTGTTTTAGCTCATAAAAGGGATAGTAAAGTAAATGGTTATGTGTTAAATGACCAGGAATTTACAGCGTTAAATAGAGCAGTTCCAGATGAAGTTTTGAGAATGCTTAATTTGAATGAAGTAAATGTCCAGAAACAAGACGACAGGCAGTACCTTCTATTTGAGACAGAAGGTGAAGTGGCCAGAGTTTTTAATAAAATGGTTCGACTTGATACAATTGATCTGGTGTTATCTAGTGTGAAGTCAAAGGCTAGAAAGGCAAGCAGTGAGTTAAAAGTTTTTGAAGAAGAGCAAGTGAGATTAGTAGAAGAGCTAGTGCAGTATAAAAATTTGGATGCTGTTGTTAGTTTGATTGACAGTACTCAAATATTAGAAACAAGTAATCAGGAAGATGAAAAGCAAAAGACTGTTTTGAATGGGTTGTTAAGTGAGTATGAGGTAAATGAGAAAATAATTGATGGTTTGGGGTTTATTGAGGAAGTCGATGATTTGATCAGTCAATTTGAAACATTGAATAGTGAAAATTTGGTGGATAGACAGAGAGAGCTGCAGTTATCAGATGATTTAAAGGAATATGAAAATAATGTTAAAGTGATTGATGTGTGGGAACAGGTCAAAGAAGTAGAAGCATTAATCAAGGAAGCAGAAGATATTCAGACTGATATTAATGATATAAGTAAACGGCAGGTTGGTTTAAGTAATGATCTGGAATATTTTAGAACACAGCGAAGAATAAAAAAGGAACTGTTATTTGTTAATGAAATTGAAGTTGATATATTGAATTTAGAAAAAGAATATCAGGAGTTGGATAGAGATATGAATAAAAGGAAGGTGTTGATGTCTATGATGGTGGAATATAAGAATAGTGTGGTAGAAATTAAAGATTTTGAAGCAGAATATCTAGAATTGGAGTTAACATTACCGGATATATGCCCTTTGTGTGGATTGAAGAAGGAAGAAGTATGAAATTAATAGTAGTGTCTGATGATCATTTAAGGGATGATCTTCCTATTTGTCGAAATGATATTGATTGGATTGGTGTGCAAAGGGACGCAGAAGAATTTGTGTACAAAAAGGCAATTGAACATGGTTGTACAATTGTTTGTAGGACAGGTGATATATTTAATCAATCAATTGTAGTTCCAGAAATATACAATATGATGTTGGATGTTATTTGTAAGTATGGGGTTCAAGGAGTTGAAACATATATACTTCCAGGCAACCATGATTTATATTTTCACAATTTTGATGCTATTAGTAAATCATCATTTGGTGGTTTGTGGAATATAGCAAAAAGTAGTGCGTTTTTACACACATACCATGATTTAAGAGATTCTGTGGGAATACCTTATGGGAAATTGAATTTAAAAGATGGAAAGCCTGTTATTTCGTCTTCTGCAAAATATGTTTTTTTGCATGAATTGTCATTTAAGGATGAGAAAAGCAGACCTATGCAGAAGGGGTTTATTGCACAGGAATTGTTGGATATGTTTCCTGTAGCACAGTATATTTTTATTGGTGATAATCATAGAAATTATGTGTATGAAAATAATAACCGGTATGTAATTTCTCCGGGATGCCTAGTAAGACAGACAATAGACCTGGTTGATTATAAGGCTGGTTTTTATTTTGTGGATACTGATAAGGGGGATATTGAACGAATTGACTATGATGATGGAAAATTGTCATATGAATATTTGTCACAAAAAAAAGAAGATGCAAGATTTGATAAGAAAATTGAAAATTTTGTGGACTCCCTTTCCAGTGATGGTGAGGTATCTGTTGATTTTGTTGATAATTTGAAAAGAGAAGCAGATGCTAATTCAGAGGAATTAGGAACTGCTAGTGAAATAATTTATGAGGTTTTAGAGGAGTTATGTTTATGAAGGTGACTACAGTTGAAGATGTTACAAAAGTTAAAGCAAAAATGGCAAAGTTGAAAGCAAAAAGTGATAAAGCACAAGGAGTAATCGAGTCTATCCAGAAGAAATTTAAGGATGAGTATAAGCTGGATGATGTAAAAGCAGTGAAGTTGGAAATTGATACTTTAGATAAAAAGATTGAGAAGCGAAAAGAGCGGATGAGTGTTGTGTGTGAAAAGATTGAAAAAGTGTATGATTGGGAAAGTGTATGAGAGAATTGTCTTTTTATTCAAAGAAAATAAATGAATTGAAGGGTAAAAAAGAATATCTTTTGAAACGACAGGTTGTTGTTGAAACGGGTATTGGTGATTTAAAAAAGCGAGTGCTTAATATTGAAAAGGCACAGGTGTTTATTCAGGATGTTGCTGCCAGGACGCAAAATGCTTTGAAGTTTAATGTGGAAGGGATTGTACAGCTGGCATTAGATGCTGTGTTCCTAAAAGAGCAGTATAAATTTGAAATTAATTTTGTGATAAAAAGAGATAAAACAGAGGCATCTTTGTCAGTCAATAAAAATGGTTTTGAAATGACACCGAAAGATTCTAATGGTGGTGGTTTAAAGGACATCTTGGGATTGGCTTTACGGTTTGCTTTATGGAAGTATTCCAGATCAAGGAAATTAATTTTATTGGATGAGCCATTTAAAAACTTGTCTAAAGATTTACAGAGTAAAGCAGGTGAAATTTTAAAATTGTTAAGTCAGAAATTAGGTATACAGATTATTATGATTACCCATGAACAGGAATTGATGGAAATTGCTGATAAAACATTTGAGATCCAAAAAGTCAAAGATGGTGAGTGGGAAAAGTCTGTGGTGGTTGTAAGGAATTAATGGATAAGTTATTTTTGCAGTATAAAAAATTGATTGATAAAAAAGCCTACCAGGTGTCCATGAAGTGGAAGTATGATGTGGATGATCTTAAATCAGAAGGTTATTTGATATTTTTAGAGTCATTAAAAAAATATGATGAGAGCAAAGCAAAGTTTTCTACATATTTGACATGGAATTTGAAACGATTAGAGAATATATGTAGAGATGATAAAAAGAAGCAAGAAGTTGTTTTCAGTATTGAAAATATAGATGATATTGGTATAAGTCAGGAGATGTTTATTAAGTCAATTAATCAAATTGATAAATTGTCTATGGATGCCAGGAGAGTGCTTGAAATTGTGTTGGCTGATCCAGCTGGAAAGCATAATAAACATATTCATTCAAAGATGTTAAAAAGGAATTTTGCTTGGGTAAGAGGAACATGGAATGAAATAAGAGAATGGTTAAAGGATGGGGATTGATTTAATTGGATTGTTAGATGAGTTTGGTGTTGAATGGATAGATGAGGGGGCAAACACACAAGCGGGTTGGATAAATGTTAATTGTCCTGTATGTGAAGATGATGATTTCCATATGGGATGGAATTTAGATGGTGATTATTTTCACTGTTGGCGCTGTGGGGGACATCGAAATGAATATGTGTTGCAGCGGTTATTGCATGTATCATATAGTGAAGTACAAAAAAAATTAAATGAGTTTTCAGACAGGTCTTTTCTTTTGCATGACCTGAACAAAAAAAAGGTGGGAAATGTAAAAAAAATTGAATTGCCAGGTAGTGAAAGATTAGGAGAGTTGTGTAGGGAGTATTTGGAGAAAAGAAGGTTTGATCCTGATTATATTCAGGATAAGTATTTAATAAGAGATGGTGGAATATCAGGTGATTACTGTTTTAGACTAATAATTCCTATAATTTATAAGGGGCAGGTGGTTACATTCACCAGTAGGGATGTGACTGATGAACAAGAGATAAGATATAAGCAGCAGCCTTTGGAAGAGGCAGTGATGAACCCTAAACATGTTTTGTACAATTTGGATAATATTGATGATAATGAGGGGTGGGTATGTGTTGTGGAAGGTCCTGTGGATGTATGGAGAATGGGAAGTAATTTTATCTGCCCGTTTGGTACAGCATATACCGATAAGCAAATCTTAGTGATTGTGCAGTTGTTAAGCAAAAGAATTTCAAGGAGTTTTTGTATATTTATCATGTTTGATAGTGAGAAGCAAGCACAGATAATTGCAAGACAGATTGGATCTGAATTAAATGTGCTAGGTTTTACGAATGTTTATCAGATAAATTTGGAGAGTAAAAAGGATCCTGCACAGTTATCTGACAAGAAAGCACAGAAAATAAGGAAACAGTTTATGGAAATTGTGAGGAATAAGTGACAAAGAAAGTTGATTTTGATGGAACACATTTAATAATTTCATTTTCTACGAATGATCGTAATGATTTTGCAGATATGTTGGATTCTGTAAAGACTAATGTTAGTGGTAGGTGGTTTGATAAAGATAATCGAGTGTGGAAAGCACCATATAGTAAAAAAAGTATAGAGTTTTTGAAGGGGATGGAGTTTGATTTTTCTGAAAGAGTGGAGGTAAGAAAGAAAAAGAGTAAAAAAGAAAAGCAGAGATTATTAGATATTGAGCAGGAGATTCAAGCAGCATATAAGAGTGTTGTGATTGATGAGTGGAAATTGGATAAACGTATACGAAATTTTCAGAAAGAAGCAGTCCAGTTTATGGAATGGAGAAAGGGCAGAGCAATTGTGGCGGATGAAATGGGATGTATTGATGGTGAGGCAGTAATTAGTATAAATAGAGGGGGGAATGGTAAAAAGGTAAAAATAAAGGACGCTTATGCAAGATTTAAGGGAATTTCTTGTAGGCATAATTGGGATAAGGAAATAAAGACGTATTGTAGATGTTTAAAAGAGGATTTAGGAATTTTTGGATTAAATGAAGTTGTTGATATTTTGTATAAAGGAAAAAGAGAGATTATTGAGATTGTTTTGCAATCTGGTAAAGTGTTAAAATTGACACCGGATCACGAGGTGTTGGGTGTGGGTGGTCAATGGAAAAGAATAGATAGCTTTAGTGTGGGAGATAGTATTGTTGTTAATGGTGGTGTTGTTTGTAAGCAATGTAGTGGTGGGGAAAATATAATAACATATAAATATTCAAAGTTTATTGGGTATTGTAAACCTTGTATGTATAAGTGTTTAAGAACGCACAAGAATGATATAGAGGGAATAAAAAAAATAAAAAGAAAAGATGGGTATGTGTATTTGGTTGGAAAAGGTGTTAGATTTCATAAGAGAAAAGGAACATCTGGTGTATTGGAACATGTCTTTATTATGGAAAATTATTTAGGAAGAGATATTGATTTTAGTAAAGAAGAAATACACCATATAAATGAGATTAAGGATGATAATCGAATTGAAAATTTGAGGGTGGTTAGTAAAAGTGAACATAAGCATGAACATAAAGCATATGCTCGTTTTGGTAATTTTAGGCATAATAATGGAAATGAAATAGTTATTGTTCCAAAAGAGGATGTGATTTTAGAAATAAGAGTAAGAAATGAATTTATTGATGTGTATGATTTGGTAATGGATGACCCGTATAGAAATTTTGTAGTAAATGGAATTGTAGTGCATAATTGTGGAAAAACATGTGAGTCTTTAAATTATGTTAGATTACATGATGAATTTAAAAAAATATTAATTGTGTGTCCTGCAACGTTAAAAATAAATTGGAGTAGAGAAATATTTACGTGGACTGGGTGTAGAGATGTTCATGTGTTTCAGGGAAGAACACAGACATATATAGATTGTGATAGATATAGGTTTTTTATCATTAACTATGATATTTTGCAGAACTGGGTGGATTTTATATTGAAATTGAATTTTGATATTGTAATTGCAGATGAGGCACATTATTTAGGGAATAGCAAGGCAATTAGAACAGTGTCATTTCGAGAAATGTGTGAGAAAATAGATAAAGTTTTGTTTTTGTCTGGTACTCCAATTAAGAACCGTCCGGCAGAGTTTTATACTATGTTAAGTATGGTGGCACCGGATGTGTTTTCAGACCAAACAGCGTTTTTGTTTCGATATTGTGGTCCTCAGCATAATGGGTTTGGTTACTCTTTTAAGGGTGCAACGCATCAAAAGGAATTGAGAGAGTTGATTTTACCTTATATGATTAGACGGGAAAAAAGTGAGGTTTTAACTGAATTACCTGGTAAGATTAAAAATGTAATATATTTAAGTAGTACAGCAGCAGAATATAAAAAGTATACGAATGCTGTTAAGAATTTCAAAGATATTTTGGGATACTCTTCTAAAAATAAATTAGAGTTACAGAATAATATTGAAGCTGTGAAACAGGCAGCATATGAAGCAAAGAAAAGTTCGGTATATAAGTGGATTGATGATTTTTTGATGAGTGATCAGAAATTAGTTGTGTTTGCATATCATCGAAAAGCAATAGATGAATTGTATGAGAAGTACCGGGATATTGCTGTCAGGGTGTATGGTGGTGTGTCTATGCAGGATAGACAGAAAAGTATAGACAGTTTTCAGGAAAAAGAAGAGGTAAAGATGTTTATATGTCAGATTAAAGCAGCAGAGGGTTTTAATTTGACAGCAGCGTCAAATGTGGCTATACTGGAATTTACCTGGGTTCCTGCTGACCATGAACAGGCTGTTGATAGATGTGATCGAATAGGACAGAAATTTAGTGTAAATGTTTATTATTTGATTGCAGAAAACACGATTGAAGATAAATTAGTGAAAATGTTACAGAAAAAGAAGAGAATAGTGTCAGGATTGATAAATGGAGAGGAAGAAGATTTTATCAGTGAAGAGGAGATTATGAAGGGTGTGTTAGAGGAGTTGGTGAGTGGAAGTAAATAAAGTATATCGTGGTGATGCTGAAAGTGTTTTAAAGGAATTTCGTGTTAATTGTATTAATTGTACAGTTACTTCACCTCCATATTATAAACTACGGGATTATCAGGTAAAAGGACAAATTGGTTTAGAAGATAATTTTTTTGATTATTTAGAGAGATTAAGATTAGTATTTGATCAAGTTTACCGGGTAACTATGGATGATGGCAGTCTATGGGTGGTGATTGGTGATACCTATGCAAAGCAAGGGTGTTGTGGGAATGATGGTAAAAACAAAAGTAAGTATTATGATGTAAATGATGTAAAAATTCAAAGAAAAATACCAATGGGGTTTAAAGCAAAGGAGTTGATGGGGGTGCCGTGGCGTGTGGCATTTATGCTGCAGGATATGGGGTGGTATTTAAGAAATGATATTATATGGAGTAAATTGTCTGTTCTTCCAGAGTCAGTTAAGGACAGATTTACGAAGGCGCATGAATATGTGTTTTTCTTTACGAAGTCGGAAAAATATTATTTTGACCAGGATGCTGTAAAAGAAGATATTTCTTATTCATCTTATGTTCGATTAATGCAGGACATTGAAAATCAAAAGGGAAGTGATAGAGCATATGAGGGTGTAAACAATAAACAGATGAAGGCTGTATTTAAAGGAAATAGAAAAGAATTTAGGGGTGGTGGTAAGTATACAAAAGGTCAAAGTATGAATAATGATACTTTTGTTGAAAATGAGGTGAAAGGAAATAATGATAAGTTGTTGGCAAAGAATGGGACTAATATAAAAGGGCATAGTGGATATAAGAATGCAGCAGGAGAATATGTTGTGGATGTGTTGACTATGAAGCGAAATAGACGGACAGTGTGGGAAGTGTCAACAGAGGGTAGTAAATTGGCACATTATGCAACGTTTCCGCAGCGATTGGCAGAAATATGTGTGTTGGCTGGGTGTCCTTCGGAAGGGGTTGTATTGGATCCATTTTTTGGTACGGGAACAACAGGATTGGTGTCATTAGGTGTGAATCGTAAGTATGTAGGGATTGATTTAAAAGAAGAATATGTGGAAATGGCAAGAAAAAGGATACAAAGTAAGTTTGGTTTGATTGTGTAATTGGAGGTGAAGGTGTGTGATGATAGTTCATATCCTGGGACAGGAAGTAATAAAGATTGTGTTTGGAATTTTGGAAAAAAGGCATATAATAATATACCAATAATGAATCATCCTTTAAGTAGGAGTACGGACCAACCAACACGAGAAGAAATTGTATTTGATGGTGCGTTTGCGTATATGTCATGGGAAGTGTTTAAAAGATTGAGTGTGTATGAGTGTAGTATACCTACTGGTGCATGGCCAGGGAAAATATGGAGAAATAGAGATTATTTGTGTTGGTTTTCAGAATCTGTTGAAGAGGGTTATTTGGATATACATAGAAAATTGATATTTGTGTTGGATAATATTTATTAAGTATAAAAGGAAATTGACAGGTGAAAATAGAAAAAATTGATTTGTCTCAAGAGAGATTGATTATTACTTATATGATTGTGTCCACTCCTTTTTTAGAGGGTGTGTCAAAGTTAGCAAAAACTAGTTTATTTGAGTCTAAATATGCCAGATTTTTGAGTGAGTGGGTGTTGGAGTATTGGGAGCGATATAAGCAGGCACCTGGTAAAAACATCCAGGATGTTTATCATCAAAAAGTGAAAAAAGTAAGAAATGATGATGTAAAAGAGTTAATTTCTGTTTTTTTAGTGAGGCTGTCAAAAGAGTATCAGCAAACAAGTGAAACCACAAATGTTTCTTTTTTATTAACAACAGCATTAAGATTTTTCAGAGTGCAGTCATTAAAGGAAGCAAAGGAAAGACTGGAGTCTGCTATTGTCGAGGATGATCCAGAGAAAGGTGAGCATGTTATAGCAACATATAGTCGAATTGAAGAAAAACGTGGTAATGGTGTGTTTTTGTTGAACGATGCAAAGGCAATTGTAAAGGCATTAGCACAAGAAGATGAGGTTTTATTGAGATTGCCTGGTTTTTTGGGGGAAGTAGTGGGACCTTTATCCAGGTCTGATTTTGTTGCGTTTATGGCACCATTTAAGAGGGGCAAGTCTTGGTGGTCGTGGTATGTTGCACAGGTGGGTGTGTTTTATGGGTTGAAGTGTGCGTGTTTTAATTTTGAAATATCAGAGAGAAAGTATAATAGGCGTGGGTGGGTGTCTATGATGGGACAACCAATGAAGGATAAAGAGGTCATGATTCCATTTTTTGAAAGTGTGGGAAATAATGAATTTTGTGTTTCTATTGAGTATAAAAAAATGGAAGGTTTGAAAAAAAGTATTAAGGATATTGAAAAAGAACAGAAGAAATTAAGGATGCAGTTTAGGTCTGGTAATGTGTTTTTAAGTACGAGTGCTTCTGCTAGTAAGAAAGTTGAAGATATTGAAAAGGAGTTGGATAATTTAGCATATTATGATCATTATATACCAGACATGATTGTGGTAGATTCTCCTGATTTAATGTTATTTGATAAAAGAATTAGAGAGCCCAGATTACAGATAGATGAGGTATGGAAAGGGTTAAGAAGAATTTCAACAGAGAGAAATTTGTTGATTGTTGCGCCTACTCATACTAATAAGAAAACTCTAGATCGAGATGTAAAAGAGGGGGATAGTACTGAAGATATGATGAAAATGGCACATGTCACAAAGTCACTTGGTATTAATCTTAATGATACTGATAGAGCTATGTCTGCTGTTAGAATTAGTCATATTGTGGATCGTGAAGAAAAGAAGATGATGAAACAGGCATTAGTTTTGCAGTGTATAGACCTGGGGTTAGTGCATATTGATTCTAAAGATGTTAATACAGTAGTGGGGTTGAAAGAATAATGGAAAAGGTAGAATTGATTTTTGGTGATTGTTTAGATGAAATGAAGAAGATACCAAAAAATAGTGTTGATTTAATATTGTGTGATTTACCATATGGGACTACAAAGTGTTCCTGGGATGTGCCTATTCCTTTTGATCTTTTATGGATGCATTATAAAAGGTTAATTAAGAAGAATGGAGTAATTTGTTTGAATGGTTGTCAACCATTCACTAGTTTATTGATAGTAAGTAATTTGAAGATGTTTAAGTATTGTTGGGTTTGGGTAAAAGAAAGACCTGTAAATATATTACAAATAAAGAAAAGAGCTGGAAAAAATACAGAGGATGTTGTTGTGTTTTATGAAGGTCAGTGTATATACAATGCACAAAAGATAAAGCATGATGGAAAGTTAAGGACAAATAGTATTAAGAATGGTTCTTTAGGGGTGTTAGTGGATAGTGCTAATAAAAAAGCAAGTTCTTATAGAGATGATAGAACTCGGTGGCCTTTGCAGACTTTGTATATCACAAGAGATATTCTAAAAAGTAATTTGCATCCAACACAAAAACCAGAAGAATTATGTGAGTATATGATTAAAACATATACGAATGAGGGTGATTTGGTTTTGGATAATTGTATGGGTAGTGGTACGTCCGGTGTTGCAGCAGTGCATTTAAAAAGAAGATTTATTGGAATGGAAAATAATGAGAAGTTTTTTAATATAGCAAAAGAAAGAATTATTAATGAGAGTTTGAAATTTAATATATAAGGAGTTTTTATGTTAGTAAATCGTGAGAGTTTTTTAACTGATTTGAAAAAAGCGGAAATTTGTGTTGATAAAAAGGCAAGTGGGTTTTATCAATTATTTTGTTTTGAAGGTGGATATGTGTATTCCTCGTTTTGGGATAGAATGTTTTCTAAAGTTTTTTTAGGAAAACAGTATGAGGCAATTGAAGGAAATATATGTGCACGGGATCTGATTGAATTGTTGGCTTCTATGAAGGAAGTGGAAGTTGAAATTGTTACTGAAAATATGGAAATGAGGATTAATAGTGCGGGTAAGTCAAAGGCTGTTTTTCCTTTAGTGTCTAATCAGCATGTAAGTGAATGGCTGGAAGCATTAAAGGAAAAGAGGCGGTTGGTAGAAGAAGTGGATTGGAGGGTTGTTCCTGCTTTTTTTAAGGAAGCATTTGTTTATTGTTTTTTTAAATCGAATAATCAGAATGAAAAGTCAGGTGTGGTGGTAAAAGGGCATGATGTTGTTTATACGAATGGTAGTAGAGTGAATCATTTTACTATGGATTGTGCTATGGGCGAGTTTATGTTGTCGGATGTGATAGCACAAAGAATGTGTAAGTTTTTTGAAGTATTGAATGTAACTCAATATTGTTTGATGGAAGATTGCATATTATTTAGAATGGTGGATGGAACAGTGATTGTGTGTGCATTGGGAAATATGAGTAATTATATTAATTTTACTGATTTTTTAAGAAATTATGAAATTGATGAAATAGAACAAAAGTATGATTTTCCTATGGAAATTGATGATGTGATTGCACGGTGTTCTTTGTTTGCGGAGCATATTAATGTGTCAGATGCAGATTTGGTTTATTTGACTTTGACAGATGAAGGGATTATATGTAATTCACAACAGAAAGGAAAAAAGACATTTGAAGAAACAGTTAGATGGAAAAATAATGATGATTATGTGTATTTGAGAAAATCACCTATAAAAATATGTTCTGATTGTAAACGGCTTCTCTATGGTTTGAGTAAATCGCACATAGTTTATTTGGCATTTGAGAATAAAATGTGTTTTGTGAATAAAGAAAGTGAAACAATTATATCTTTGTTGTATGAGGTAAAGAAATAAATGAAGGACGGCTTTTTTGAAGAATTTAAAGAAATATATGAGGTGTCAATAAGTAAAGAAAAGCCGTTAAAAACATATACTTGTGAAGATTGTAAATTATATCAGAGTTGTAAATCACCAAAGATAAAGGTGACTGGTCAAGGAAGAAAAAGAATAATGCTTGTATTTGAGTTTCCAGGAAAGGAAGAGGGAATAGTAGGTAAGTTTTTAGTAGGTGAAACAAAGAGGTTATTAACAGGAATTTTCCTGAAATATGGAGTGAAAATAGAACAGGATTGCTGGATAACAAGTGCAGTTCGATGCACCCCATTTGATAAGAAAAATATGTTAAGAGTACCTACGAAAAAAGAAATAAGTATGTGTCGAAAGAATTTATTAAGTGATATTGAAACATTAACTCCAAATGTGATTATTGTTTTGGGTGATATTGCTTTGACCAGTTTGCTTGGTCATAGGTTAGTGGGGAGAATGAAAAAAGGGAAATATACTGATTGGTTAAATTTACAGGTGCCGGATCAAGAAATGAAAAAGTGGATATGTTGTGTTTTTTCTCCTTATTTTATTAAAAACAGAATGAATGATTCCAGGAAAGAATGGGACATTAATATTTATATGGGGATGTGGAAAAAGCAGATAAAGAATGCTCTTTTGAAGTGGAATGTGGATGTTCCAATTATGAATTATAAGAGTAGAATAAAGACGATAACAGATGAAAAAAAGATTTATTCTGTTCTAGATAGATATATAAGAGAGAAATATAAGTGGATAGCATTTGACTATGAAACTACTGGAATAAAGCCACATCGAAAAGAGCAAAGAATATTATGTGTGTCTATTAGTAATGGAAATGAAAGTGTGTCTTTTCCTGTTCTTAATACATCTTTATTTAGAAGTAAGTTTAAGATGTTAATGGAATGTGAAGAGATAGGTAAGATTGCGCATCAATTGTCATTTGAGGAGTTGTGGACAAAGGTGAAGTTGAATATGGATGTGTGTGGAAAACGGTATGATACGTTATTGGCGGCACACTGTATTAATAATCGAAGGTCTTTAAGTTCTAATGGTTTGAAGTTTTTAGTATATGTGAATTTTGGTGTTTTGGGGTATGATGGGGATGTTGATAAATATATACATAGGACTAAAGAAAATGAGATTAAAAAGTCAGGGAATGCTTTGAATTGTTTGGATGAGTTGGAGTTGGAAACGTTATTGAAATATAATGCAGAGGATTCCTATTTCACGTATTTGTTATTTAAGTTGCAAAGAAAAGTATTGAAGGGAAAAAAGAGAGAAGGGTTTAACTTTTTTATGGAGGGGCAGGCAGCATTGCTTTCTGCATCTGCCAGGGGTGTGAGTTTTAATACACAAATGGCGGTGAATGATGTTATTAAGTTGAAAAGAAAGTTGGATTGTATTGAGAAGAGAATAAAGACAAATGAGAAGATTGTTAAGGAATATGGTGATAGTTTTAATTTTAATAGTACAACACAATTACGGGATTATTTGTTTAGAGTGGAAGGATTGTCAGGTTTTAAGCTTACAAAGACAGATTTGATGTCTGTGGATAAGGAAGTGATTGATGAGTTAAATAAACGAAATGATCTTCCTGTCTTACAAGATATATTGAAGTATAGGAAGTGGGATAAAGTTCTGAGTACATATTATGAACCATATTTGAGAGAAAAGTGTGATGATAGAATGAATTCATTTTTTGGATTGAGTAATGTAATTACATACCGGTCATCGTGTAGTAGTGTTAATTTACAGAACATACCTAAACGTGATTTGGAGATTAAGGGAATGATGAGAAGGTTGTTTCATGCAGAATAGATTAGTGGAATATGACTTTAAGCAGGCGGAGGTTTGTGCAATTGCGTGTTATTCGCTTGATCCAGTGTTAGTTGATTATATTACTGATTTGACATCTGATATGCATAAGGATGTTAGTTTTAGGTTGTTTTTAATGAAAAGAGAGGAGGTGACAAGTAGATTAAGGCAGATAGGGAAAAATAAATTTACATTTTTAGAGTTTTATGGTGGATGGTTTAAACAAGCAGCAGAGGGAATTTGGAAGGATTTGATTGAAGAAGATAAACAGCATTTGAAGAAAAAAGGAATAAGACATTTGGATGATTTTGTGGGGCATGTTGAGACTGTGGAAAAGTGGTTGTGGAAAAAATTTTGTGTGTATGCTGAATGGCGAAAGGAGACAATAAGAGAGTATTTGAAAAAAGGATATATTGATCTTTTAACGGGTTTTCGCTGCTATGGGCCTATGAAACGTAATGAAATATTTTCGTACCGTGCTCAAGGCACAGCGTTCCATTGGTTAATGTATTGGTATATTCAGGTGTCAAAGAAGTTAAAAGAAAAAAGAATAACAAGGAGTTATTTTTGGGGTGAGATACATGATGCTGCTTTAGGAAATATACATCCGGATGATGAAAAAGAGATTGATTATTGGGTATGGTTTTATGGGACACAAGAAATAAGGGAGCATTGGCCGTGGATTAATGTGCCACTATTAATTGAAAAAGAGAAATCAGAAATTGGTGGTACATGGGCAAAGATGGAAAAATGTGGAGTGTTAAAATTTTAAAATAAAAGGAGTACGGGTATGAAAGAAAAGACTTTAGATGAAAAGGTAAATGAATTGAAAATGAAAAACAGTTTTGAGTACATGCACAAAATGAAAAAAAGGATTAACATGGTTAAATCAGTAGTGTTATTTGTTATATCTTTTGTGTTGTTGTTCGGGTTTGTACATGGGGTGGTGTTTAATAAGGTTGGTGTAGATAATTATGGTGATAATACATTATTATCTGTTCAATCAATTTCGTTTGGCAGGTGGCCTTTTTGGTATATGGTTACTGGTGTATTTTTGTTTGGTATAGTTGTGGCATTTGCAATCATGTCCTGGGTGGATAATAAAGGAATTGATGATACTTTGTTAGATGTTAATTCAGAGTTTGGGTTAAGAGCGGTGATTGCAAATTGTAAGAAGATTTTGAAGGATAAAGGGAGTTGGACAGAAGAGGATGAAAAGAAGAAGTAAATAAATTTTTAGATAAAGGAGTAAAGTGTGAAAAAAGAATTGCCAAAATTTAAGGTGGGGGATGAGGTTATGTGGAGTAGCCAGGCATCTTCTTTTGAAAAGGTAAAACAAGGTGTTGTAGTTGGTATAGTGCCTAAGGGAGTACATGTACATCGTGGATTTTTGGTAAGGGGAACAGAGCATTTAATGAAATACAATAAGAGTAGACTTGGTGATGGATATGGACGTGACCATGAATCATATCTGGTGTTGGTGAATGATAAGTACTTGTATTGGCCAAGAGTTTCACAGTTAAATTTAGTGAGGGTTTAGTATGTTTTTGTATGAAAAGCACAGGCCAACTAGTTTTGATCAAATGGTTGGTAGTAAAGAGAATTTAGAAGCATTAAAAAAAGTGTTTGCAAAGAAAAGTGAAGATAGACCACATGTTTTTCTATTTTGTGGGGATACTGGAACAGGTAAGACAACAGCAGCGAGAATTTGTGTAAGTATGCTTGGTGTTCGTAATTCTATTGAGGTTAATGTTGCTGTTGATCGAGGAATTGACTTGTCCAGGAGTATAGAGGAGGATATTAGAACGTCTCCATTATTGGATAAATATTGGGTGTATATATTGGATGAAGTGCATGAAATGACCAGGAATTTACAGGAAGCATTATTGAAGTTGTTAGAAGATGTTCCTGATTATGTGTATTTTTTTCTTTGTACTTCGGAAGAGAAAAAGATATTACCTAAAATTAAGCACCGGTGTGATGTTTATCGATTTGAAGTTTTTCAGGAGAAGTATATTAAACAGTTAGTAAATAGGGTGTGTAAAAAGGAAAATATTGAGCTCACAGAGAAAGTTTTAACTGTGTTATGTACAAATAGTGACGGTTCTGCCAGGAAAGCATTAACTTTATTGGAGAATGTATCTAATCTTGATGATGAAAAAAGTCAATTAAGTGTGTTGAAAAGGGATTCTGAGGATCCAGTTGTTTTGGATTTGTGTAGAAAGTTGTTAAGTAGTGATAAGTGGGAAGAGATTAGTGATATTTTGAAAGGGTTGTCAGAAGAGATTGAAAAGATAAGATATTGTGTGCTTGGTTATATGGCAGCAGTTATTTTAAAGGGAAGAAATAATAAAGCAGCATTTATAATTGAGTGTTTTTCTACTCCATTTTATAATGTTGGTAAACCTGGTCTAGTTTTGGCGTGTTATCAATCTTTTTTTCTAAATAAATAAAAATATTTTGAAAAAAGAGTCGGAATTTGGGTATTTTTTTGTATAATGTTTATAAGGAGAATAAAGATTATGAAAGAAAAGGATGGTAAGTTTCCAGTTAATAGGTTTAAGCTGGAAATTGAGTGTGAAAGCCAGCATATGTTGTATCAGGAATATTATGATAAAATGTTGGATGCTAAGGCTTTGAAAGATAAGGCAGTGACTTATTTAAGCAAGGTGATAGCTGAAAGGAGTTTGTATTATCAGCAGAACGCAGATACTGAGCCGAAGATGAAGGGGTTAAAAGCAACAATTCCTACAATTGAGGCATTGGTTGCGTGTGATGAGGGAGTGGTGAAGGCAAAGGATACATTAACTGAACATCAATTGTGTTTGGGGTGTGCAGAGCGGGATGTAAAAACTTTGGAGCAGCGGTGTAGTATGCTTAAATATTTGGTAATGTTGTTTTCAAAGGGGTATTATACTGTTGATGGACCAAAGCATTATGATGAATCAACAAATGATAGAATTAGAGATGAACAGAGGGAATCTCTGAATAAAAAAAGAAGGAATAAGGAGTAGTTTTTATGGCAAGAAAATTGGATCCTGCGAGATATCAGGAACGTTATGATGAAAATGTGCAGGGTGGAACAGTAGTTCAGTTACCGGGTACAGTGAAGCGATATAAGATGGTTGAAGAAGAAGATGATGGTGAAGGGGAAAATAGAATTGTTATTGTTCCTTTTGTAATTAAGACTGATAGGCATCCGCTGCTTGCTTTGAATCCAGGAAGATATAAGGTGGGTGATTTGGACTTTGTTTTTTCTGTAATAATTCATAGAAATGTTGGTATTCAGAAGAAAACAATAATTTGTCCAACAACATATGGAAAAGAGTGTCCGGTGTGTGAACATTTAACTGATCTAAGAGATCAAGGTAAGGAAGAGACAAAAGAGTATAAAAACATTAATAAATCGGGTCGTGTTTGGTATAATGTGTATAAGTATTCAAAGAAAAAAGATAGAAAACCAAAATTAGAGGTGCTTGAGGTATCACAATGGCAGTTTGAAAAAGAGTTGATGAGAGCTGCTAATAAAGCTGGTAAAGGTAGACCTGTGGCATATGCTGACCCGGAAGATGGGAAAGTTGTGTGTTTTAAGGCGGAAAAAATAAAGACTTATGGGTTTAAGTATAAAGAATTTTCTTTTAAGAAACGGGATAATAATTATGAAGATTCTTTGATTGATGCTGCTATAAGTTTTGATGAGTATGTGGATAAACTTCTTTCATATGAAGAAATTGCCATGATGTTGTTTGGTAAAAGATCAACAGAGAAAAAGGTGAGTAAAAAAAGAAAAGAAGAGGATGAGGACGAAGAAGATGAAGAAGATGAGGATGAAGTAGAGGACGAAGAAGATGAAGAAGATGAGGATGAAGAAGATGAAGAAGATGAAGAAGATGAAGTGAAGAAAAAACCAGTAGAAAAAAAGAGTAAAAAAGAAGAAGATGTTTGTCCGGAAGGGCATAAATTTGGAATAGATGTAGATAAGAAAAAAGCATGTAAAAAGTGTATTTTGTGGGATAAGTGTAGTGATGCAAATGCCGCACTGTTAAAAGACGTGTAAGGAGAGTAAGCAGCATGGAAGAATGGATTGAACAAAAAAAAGCATTGGCATATTTAAAAGAACATGAAATTATCCGAACAGGGAAAGCATTAAATTCTTTCATGCTGCGGAAAGGGAAGGGGGTTTTTGTAAAAAAGGCTAATGATGGGCACCATTGGGAATACTCTTTTAGTAAATTAAAAGAATATGTTGAATTAGTTAAAAAAGAGACTGAAATGGTTAAGTCTGGTAAATATATGTCAGTGTCCGATTTGTCTAATCGTGATGGTGTTGTTAGGATTACAGTGTATCGAAATATAGAAGAATATGAAGTGGATACTGTTCAGATTGGAAAGGCACAATATGTGCTTATTGAAGAATATGATAAAAAGGTAAAAGGAATTTAATATGGAAGTACGTTATGTAACAGGGTGTGATTTATTGGGTGCTGTTGTGGGTGGTGGTGAGGGTCAATCAGGGTTTATACCCGGTATTTTAAATATAGTGGGTGATACAGGAACTGCTAAAAGTTTTTTAGCTTGTGAGATAGTTGCGGCTAATTATCATAAATATGGTAAGAAGTTTAAGTGGATGTATGATCCTGCAGAAGGAAAAATCAAGATTGATACATTGTCTTTGTATGGCGTTGATATTGTGAAAAAGAAAGAAGATGGTGGAGTTCGTTCAAAGACAGTTGAAGACTTTCATTATAATTATCATAATTTTTTGGAGAGTTTAGAAGATGATGAATGTGGTATTTATGTTCTTGATTCTCTGGATGGAATCAATAGTGATGCTGCTAGAGCAAGAATGGAAAAGAAGATGCGTTTAATGGATAAAGGAAAAAAACTTGATAAAGGCACCTTTGCATTAGAGACTCCAAAGTATTTATCACAGGAATTTTTTAAGAATATTACAAGTGATACAGAAGATAAAGGTTGTTTGTTGATTATAATTTCACAAACAAGAGATGCAATTAACGCTATGTTTAAAACGCAGTGTAGAGCTGGTGGAAAAGCATTAGATTTTTATGCCAATTATATTATGTGGCTTGCTTCTATGCACAAGATTGTGAAAAATGAGTTAGAAATTGGTAGGGTAATTAAGGCAAAAATGACAAAGACTAGGACTTCTAGGCCGTCTAGGAAGTGTATGTTTCCAGTTATGTATGAGATTGGTGTTGATAATATTGGAGCAAATGTTGATTTTTTGTTTGACTTAAGAAGTGTAAAGACTGGAAAGCTTGAAAAGAGTAGTTCTATTGTGTGGGATGGCGAAGTAAATACAAAGATTGCAGATGCAACAGTTAAGGAACTTACAAGTTTTTTAAAAGAAGTAAGTGCATATGATGTTTATCGTGAGTTCCTTATAAAGAATGAATTGAAATCAACTAAAAAGTCATGTTTGCAGTATATAGAAAGTGAAAAAGGAACTGCTTTTTATGATAAGTTTGAAGAGGTATTTGGAAAGCAGGGTGTGTCTATGAAACGGGATGAATTGATTCTGTGGATTGAAGAGAGTGCGGAACGAAAGCAGGAGTTAACCAGGCGTGTTTTAGAGAAATGGGAAGCACGGGAAAAGTCTGTATTGTCAGGAAGAAAGAAAAAATATGAATAGGATATCATTAAAAGAAGAAATGAAAGTAAGTGATTCTTCTTTATATAAATTATTTTTGTCATTTATGTGTTTGGTTGCAAAAAAAGTTAAAGTGTGTGATATTATTAGAGTGTTAAAGATAAATAAAGACATAGATAAAAATGCTTTAGATTATTTTACTTTGGTTGGATTAAATATGTTAGCAGAAGATATTGAAAAGGAAAATAATAAGGAAATAGTGGTATGATTGAATTGAATAATAACGAGATAAGAGTTGTTTTGAATAGTATGGCAATGCTTAAAGGAAAAGTGTCGGCAGTTACAGATAAAAAGAAGTTTGACAGTTTGCATAAACGATTAAGCAAAGCACTTTATCCAATTAAACCACGCAGTTGTAAAGCAAAGGGCCGTAGTTTTCAGCAGTGGGTGTGTAAAGAGATTGGAGAGTTGCTTGGAATTGAGTACAAACAATTAGATGATCAGTGTGAAATTCATTCCAGGGAAATGGGTTTGAGTGGCAATGATGTGGTTTTAAGAGGTGAGGCATTAAAGAAATTTCCGTTTTCAGTGGAAGTAAAGAATGTTGAAAAGTTTAATCTTTTGCAGACAATACGGCAGGTGGTGGCAAATCAGTCACAGGGAACTAATTGGATTATTTTTCATAAAAAGAATGGATCTGTTCCTATTGTGGTTTTGGAGTGGGAAGTGTTAAAGAATGTTATGGCAGTTAGTTTTAGAAACAAAAACTATACAGGAGTATAGTGTTTGAATAAGACACTAGGTATCGGGTGGTCAAAGTAAATAGGTGCCGTAACGTTTGACCGTGAGACATCTATAAGTTGCCAATTGGGAATTAAATAACTTGTTGGTAACTCCCTGGTTCTGGTGTCTTTTTTGAATTATAATTTAAAAGGAGTGAATAATGGTACGTAAAAGGATTAAGGAAGTTTTAAATAAGAAGTTGAATGATTGGTTAAAAAGTATTGATGATGGTGTACTGGTAGATAAGATTAGAAAAAGTGTTATTGTTACTGGTGGTGCAATTGTTAATATGTTGTTGGATGAAAAGGTGAATGATTTTGATGTTTATTTTAAAGATGGGTATGTTTTGTTGGATGTGGTAAAGCATTATGTGGATAAATTTAATAAAGGAAATGATACTAGTTGTGCAAGAATTAAAATAAGTAATGAAAAGGAAAGTATTTTTTTTATTGATGGTTGTAGTGTGGCAGAAGCAAACAGTTTATTGTTTAATGGTGCACATGTTAGTGTTTATGTTAAAAGTAGTGGTGTTGCTGGAAACATGTATGGTGCTTTAGAAGATGCGGATGAGATTAGTGAAGATGATTTAGAAAAGGATGGTGAGAAATATCAACCTGTTTATTTGTCATCAAATGCAATAACATTATCAAATAAGATTCAGTTAGTTCTTCGGTTCTTTGGGGAGCCGGAGGAAATACATAAGAATTTTGATTTTGTTCATTGCACTTGTTATTGGACTTCTTGGGATAATCAATTGGTACTTCCCGCAGAGGCATTAGAGGCGATTATTAATAAGCAGTTGGTGTTTTGTGGAAGTAAGTACCCAATATGTTCTATATTACGGATGAGAAAGTTTATTAAAAGAGGATTTAATATTAATGCAGGACAGGTGTTGAAGATATGTATGGCAATGTCAAAGTTAGATTTATGTAGTATTAGTGTGTTGAATGATCAATTAACCGGGGTGGATTCTAGTTATTTTTCTATGTTGATTGATGCTTTGCAAAAGAAAAAAGAAGAAGATAGTTCTTTTAATTTTGGTGCTGAGTATGTAACTACAATAGTTGATAGGATATTTGGATGAAAGATATAATGCTTGATTTGGAAACTATGAGTACAGGCAGTTATGCCGCTATAATTTCGATAGGTGCTGTTTATTTTGATGGAGATAAGCTAGGGCAGCGGTTTTATGAGACTGTTTCTTTAGAATCAGTAATGGCAGCAAAGTTTAGTATTGATGCTTCCACTATATTATGGTGGATGCGACAGTCAGATGAGGCAAGGAAAGAATTTGGTAAAAGTAATAAATCAATTATGATTGTTTTGGATGAATTTTCTAGTTTTTGTAAAAAGCGGGATAATGTTAGAATTTGGGGTAATGGTTCTGATTTTGATAATGTAATTTTAGGGAATGCGTATAGAGTTTTTAAAATGGATATTCCTTGGAAGTATACAAATAATAGATGTTTCAGGACTGTAAAGAACATTCACCCATTAAAAATATATCCGGATACACATAACGCGCATAATGCATTATCAGATGCTGTGTGGCAAGCAGAATGTTTGATTGAAATTGTGAAAACATACAAATTTGATTTGAATTAGAGGGAGTATGGAAGAAAAAGAAGTAGTTGTTTGTAAAGGGTGTGGTTATTTATTAGGTGCAGGGAATAATTTTTGTTTGTTTAAGGCTGAATTTGTAAATAAATCTACGTATGTAAAAATTATAAATAGGTTTGACGTAAAGGGAGTGGTGTCTGCAGCAAGGCAGAATGTGAGGAACAATTGTAAGAATAAGAAGTCGATTGTTCCTTTTTATGTTTTTCAGATAAAGCGTTGGATTAGTAAAAAGGTGAGAAAGGAATTAAGAAGTGTCAAAAAAAGTAGTAAAAAAGAAAGATGATAAAATAAAAGTATACGATATTTCAGGTGAAATTAATATTGAATGTACCACAGTCATATCAAATGTAAAGAATGATATATGTACATCATCTGGAATTAATGTTGTCCTTATGGAAGGAAAAAAGAATAAAACACGATTATTTAGGCTTAATGAAAATCAATTAAAACAGTTGTATTCATGGTTGGTGATGTAGTATGGATGTGGATGCTCTTATTGGTGGGTATATTGATGAAGATGTGGATTTGCCAGATATTAAAGATAATAGAATTGCTAGTTTTGCATTTCGATATGCAGTTGAGTTTAAAAAAACTAGAGGTGTATGGGCATCAGAGTATGGAGTACATAAACATACAATAGATATGTGGCTTGCTAGAAAAGATGTTCGGGAATTTATATTTTGTATTCGTGTAAATCAGCGAAAAAAAATGAATGTGGTTGCACAAAGAATGAAAGAGCAGCCACTTATAAAGTTATTGGAATTGTTGGAAAAACCAGTTGATAATGCACAAATGGCAGAAGTTGTTAGAAAGACAGCTGGTGATTGTTTGCGAATAGTAGTAAAAGGAAAACTACCATTAGATGAGAATGAAGAGCGTTTAGTGAGTGTTAATGTAACAAATAATAATCAAGTACAGGCAGTTTCGGAATCTAATGTCTCAGTGGAGGAATTAAAACGTAGGGTTCAGGAGATAGAACTATTGGAGCAAATTGTTGATGGATAATGAGGGTGAGTTAAAAGCACAAATAGAGAATAAAACAAAACAAGCTAAAAAGAAGATTGAGACTAGTTGGCCTTTACTGTACTGGTCTATGGAGTATCATAGAAATAGTAAAGGTAAAAAGATGGATTTTAATGATGCTTGGTTTTTAATTGATTTATATAAAAATATTTTGAAATGGCCATATTTTGTTGCCAAGAAATCAGCACAGTGTTTTATTTCGGAGCTTATGATTGTGTTGTCACTATATGAAGCTGGTGTTTTGGGGTTTTGTATAATGTACAGTCTTCCTAATGATAATTTAAAGCGACGGTTTGTTAATAATAGAGTTGATAAAGCTTTGCGGGAAATCCCTTTTTATGTGAAATTGTATGATGATGCAAAGGGTGTAAAAAGAACAGAATTAAAGCATTTTGGTAGAGGGTCTATTGCATATATTAACTCTAGAAATGAGAAGGAATATATTGAGATCCCTGTTGATGCTTCTACTGTGGATGAAAAAGATAGATGTGATATGGCTAATCTTGAAATGATCAAGGATAGAATGATTGCGTCTGAGTATGGGTATCAAAGAGAGATATCAAATCCATCTATAGAGGGGTATGGTGTTGATTATAGATATGAGCAGTACAGTACACAGGGAAAGTATAACATAAGATGTAATTGTGGTGAGTGGGTAGTTCCTGATTTTTTTGTTAATGTTGTTAGGCAGGTTGGTGAGAGAAAATGGGAAGCAATTGATCCAAATTACGTAAAAAACCAGACTCCTGATATAAATGTGTATTGCCATCATTGCTGGAAACCGATAGACAGATTAAAAAAAGGTGAGTGGGTTGAAAAATACCCGGATAAATTATGGGTGGGAAGAGAGATAGGATCATTGATAAGTAAAGCAAAAGGGTGTAGACCTGGTGTGTTGGTTGATGAGTGGATTGATGTATGTGGACATGACCAAAAAACACAGTTGTTTTATAATTTTAAATTGGGTTTGGCATATACAAGCGCAGGGGCAAAAATAACTGAGACATCGTTATTGAGTTGCCAGGAGAGGTATTCCTTTCCTATACGAAAGGAAGATGTTAAGGGTGTGCTTTTTATGGGTGTGGATGTGGGATCTGTTTTGAATGTGGTTATTCGAGAAAGGATTATAATAGGAAGTGTGATTAAGTTACGGCTTGTTTTAGTGACGACTGTGGCTTCATTTTCATTATTAAGGGATTTGATTACATATTGGAGTCCAAAAATTGTGGTGGTAGACTCAAAACCGGAAATTCATAGTGTTTTGGATTTAAAAGAGTGGAATAAACACGTGTATTTGACTAAATTTCAGCATGGTTTGTTGAAGATCCAAATAAATAAACAAGAGCGGATGATATCGATGGACCGTACCTGTTTATTAGACATGGTAAAAGAAAGTTTTGATAAACAAGTGTATGTGATACCAGAGGGGTTTGAAACAATAGATGGTGGTGACTATGTTGCACATTTAAAGGCATCTACCAGGGTGCTCTTGTTGGATGAAGCACATCCTGAAAAGAGTTATTATAGTTGGGAGCATAGTATGCCGGATCATTATTTTTTGTCGGAATCTTTTTGTCTCCAGGCTAGTATAATTGATCCGGGTGGAAATGTGTTGGATTTTTATAAAAAGTGGGTGGTAGAAATTAATACTGAAAAGGATAAAGTGGTTAAAGAAGTGGTAAGACAGACAAATGAGAGTGAAGATTCTGCCAGGTCAAAGCTGAATGTACCTATAGGTATTTCACCAACACATTATTTATCTATGTTACAGAATAAATATGCAGAAAGAAAAAAGAAATGATTTGTACAGGTGTATGTGAAAAAGAGTTTTTGGGTGATGTTTTTAAGATTGAGTACAATTGTAAAAAAATTACTGTTTTTTTGAAACGGTATAAAGGGTTGCATGTTGAACTAGTTAGAGAAAATAGGGGTTTGTACACAGATTGTTGGGAATTGTGTAATCGTGCTTTGTGGGATGGGTATGGAAGAATTAAACATAAACAAAGGATGTACAAGGCTCATCGTTTTTTGTTTTCTTTTTTTTCTGGAATTGATATAGATAGTTTTAGTGGTAAATTATTAAATCATCAATGTGATAACAGAAAGTGTTGTAATCCGTATCATTTGTTGATTGGAACACATACGGATAATATGAATGAAAGAAGTGAAAGGAATAGATGTGCATGTGGTGTACAAAATGCAGCACACATATTAACCGAAGAGGATGTATTGTATATTCTGGGTAGTGAAATGATAGATGAATATCTTGCTGGTGTTTTGGGAGTAGTGGAAGAAACTATAAAAAGAGTGAGAAAAAGAGAGACATGGAAGCATGTTGAGGTAGAAGAAAAAGTTTGTGGAATTGATGTAGATATTTTATAAAAGTAATTGACATTAACATTTTTATCTAGTATACTTTGGGTTATAGGAGTCAAGAGCATATGGTTTTAACAAAGCAGTTTCCTTAAATGGAAGCAATTCCCATTTTTGTGGGAACAGTGTTAGAGAAGCATATATTTGTCGAGAAGTGGATGAGTGAATCTGTGTGCTTTGGAAATGAGCTTGGTAGTGTCTGAAACGATACATGATAGAAAGGAAGGTGGCATTCATGTATACCGGTTGTGGAACCAGCCACCTTCCTTATTTTTAAAAGGTTAGGTATGAGGGCAAAAGAGATAAAATGAAGTTAAAAAGAAGTCAAATAAAGGCGTTGTCTGATTCAAAGAAAAGCATTTTTAAAGATATTTTAAGGATTCAGAGGTCTATACTTCATCATAAACGTATGAGAGATTGGGCGAAAACCGCATTTAGAGGTTTTACTGATGTTGCAATGAAAGATGCTATTGGAGAAGATTGGTACAGTAGTTGTTGTTCTTTGTGTTGTAAGTACAGGGGTGCCCGGTGTGTTGGATGTCCTTTGTTTATAAATAATTGTGGTTGTAGTGGATATAAGAAAATATATGGTGGTGATCATTATTATATAGATACACCGTGGGTTATGCTAAATGAATCAATGACATGGAGTGTATTTGTTGAAAATGAAAATAAATATATGCTCCCTGCATTAGATAAAGTGTTAGATTATTATTATAAGTTATTTGAGGAAGCTAGTGATGAATGATGATGTGAAGTTGGAACTAATAAAAGCAAAAGTAACAAATAAGCAGGTAATTGCATATCTAAAAAAGAACCATGAAATTGAGTGTGAATTTCCTATTCAGGCATGGAGAGTGGTTTTTAAGGAAAATTTAATGGATGAAATAATGCTTTTTTATGGCATTAAATAAAATACAGTAAGGAGTTTTTATGACAGGAAATGAAGATGATTTTGATGAAGATGATGATTTCGATGATGATTTCGATGATGAAGATGATGATGAAGATTTTGATGAAGATGATGATTTTGGGGATGACGACGAGTAAAAGTATTTAAAGATAAGCAAGCATGTTCTCATGCTTGCTTTTTTATCTAGGGGGATAGAATGAATTGTAGTGTTTCAAATAATGGTGTGTGTAAAAGTTTTAAGAAAGCAGATAACTGTATAGATTGTGCATTGAAATTGAAAAAAGAAATGGAAGATATAGGACATAAAGCACAAACACAAATATCTTTTTTTGCTGATATTGTTACTGCAATAAAGATGTATGAGAAAGCAAAGATAATTCAGTTAAAAGAGCAGTTATTGGCTGAATTGGCTAGCAGTTCTATGCAAAGAGTCCATGAAAAAATGGAAGCAATGATTAAAGAAATACCAGTGGAAGGTGAAGTAACAATTGAAAGTGATAAAGTGGTGATGCAGATTGTTTTGTCTGGGTTGTTACAAGCAAGTAATAAGGCATGTACGATTCTTAAATTGGAAAATGTAATGCAGTATTGGCATGAAATCAGGAGCCAGGTAATGTGGATAATGGGTAATCCTGATTTGGATGTTTTGGCACATGAAGCAGTAGAAGTGGTTATACATGAAAAGAAAGAAGATGTGAAAAAGGAAATTGATGATATTTTGGATGATTGTGTGCAGGTAACAGATGAAAAATTTAAATTAAGTAGTTTTAATAAGGTAAATGAAGATGAAAAAGGTATGCGGGATGATGCTTTATATGGTGAAGATTTATGTGAAAAAAATACATTTGATATTAGTGTGGATGTAAAAAAAACACAGGATGAATTTTTACCATTCTGTTATGCTGAATGTGCTCATTTGTCATTAACTGAAAAATCACAAAATGAAGCAGAGAATGGTAATTTATTGTCACATATTTGTTATTTATATAACAAAAGATTGTTTCATAATTCTCATGCTCCAAAATTAGAAAGATTAAAGGAATGTACATACAGGCAGTAATTGACTATGATATAATATACTTATCATAGGAGATGAAAGACATGAGAACAAAGCAAGCAAATAGAAAATTAGAAAACAAACGGTGGGAAAATACCGTTAAGCAAAAAAAGATAATAGAGAGTACTTTGTACAATCCTGAATTTCTCACCTGGGTTAGGGGTGGTGGAACTAGAGGGATAAGAGACAAAGTACTCACTATAAATACAAATACGTTACGTGCTATGGCGGATAAGACACCTCTTGTGAATTCTATTATAAACGCTAGAATCAATCAACATTATCCGTATACAAAATTTATCACCGAAGAAGAGGCAAAAGAGGGTTCTAAGGGGTTTATAATTAGGCATATTCAAAAGGGAAAAAAAGTAGATGACAATGATAAACGGATGGTGTCTCTTTTAGGGAAATATGTTCTACAAACGGGTTTTAAGTATGATCCCGAGAGGGAAGACGATTTTGCAGATTATATAAATATGACTGTGAGGGAAGAATTAATTATAGACCAACTGGCAACAGAGATTCAGATGAACCAGAAGGGACAACCGGTGGCATTTTGGGCAGTTGATGGTGGTACAATTAAGCGTACAAGTGAAGAATATCATAATAAAAGTGTTAAATTTGTACAGGAAATAGAAGATGTGGTGGTTGCAGAGTACAGTCATGAAAATCTTATATTTGATTATATGAATAAACGTGTGGATTTAAACTTTCGAGGGTATGGGTATTCTCCGCTGGAACAGGCAATAGATGTGATTACAACGCTTTTGTTTGGGTACAGCCACTTAAGGGGTCAGTTTACAAAAGATAAGATGCCTAAAGGGTTTATTTCGGTGATGGGTGAAATAGACTCTATTGGTATATCGGCAATACAACAGTATTGGTATTCTGCTATGTCTGGGGCAGGTGGGGAGTGGAATATTCCTATTTTACCCTCTGGAAAAGATGGTGTGGGGCTGGATTTTAAGGCAATTGGATCCTCAAACAGGGATATGGAGTATCATAAGGGTATGATGTTTATTTCTAGCATAATTGCTGCGGTTATGTCTATTGATTTAGCGGAGATTGGAATTAAGGCAGACGATTCCACTTCATTAATTGGTGAGTCCTCAGAACCTAGGGTGACTGCATCTAAAGAGAGAGGATTACATTCTCTTTTAATGTTTAATCAACAGTATGTAAATAAAAACATACGGAAAATGACAACGGATTATCAATTAGAATTTGTAGGTTATAATCCGGAAGATATGAAAATGAAGTCTGAAATCAGGCAGTTACAGTTGAAGACAGACACATCAATAGATGAATTGCGGATTAAGGATGGAAAAAAACCATATAAAAAAGAATGGTCTGAGATGCCATTAAATGAACAGGCTGTGATAATTTTTAATAATATGAAGGCAAGAGAGAAACAGGAGGAACAACAGAAAGCACAGATGGAACAACAAGGGCAACAAAATGATAATGAATTTTATGATGATGATTATCCAGAAGAGGATATGGAAAAAAGTATGAAGGTTGATTTTGATAAATTCATGGAATTTAAAGATTGGCAGAAGGAATTTGAAAAAAGAACAAAGAGGTGACAGTGTGGAAAGATATTATGTAGCAGATGGTTATTTCCCTAATGGAGAGTCAAGACCAAAAAGGGAAGTAAGTGTAGTTAAAGTGGGAGAAAAAACAACATTAGTGAGATATATTGATGATGGTACAGAAATTCATGTGTTTCATAAAAGTATTATGAGGGTGTGTAATGGGTAAGGCATTTGGGAATAGGCAGAAAAAGTACAAATTAGTACCTGGTGATGATTATCCAACAGCATATTCATTAACAGAGTTGTTGTTTAGTAATCAGAAGAAAATAGGGATTAAGTTTGATTGTAATAAGACAGTGTGGGAACCAGCAGCGGGTGACGGGCATATGGTGAAAGTGTTAAAGGATAAGTTTAATCATGTTGTGTCTAGTGATATTAGTCATGGGTATATGGAGTACGAAAAAGGTAAACTAAAAGAGAGTGATGGTGGGTATTTTTGTGATTTTTTAAATGTTGAGCATGAAATAAATAATGTTGATTATATTATAACAAATCCACCATTTTCTTTAGCGGATGAATTTATATTAAGAGCAAAAAAGTATGATCCAGAGATTATATGTTTTTTGTTGAGAACTAATTATTTATCAGGACAGTCTAGAGGGAATAAAGGAATATACGATGGTTTAGCACATGTAGCAGTGTTTGATCGAATGCCTGATTTTAGGGCACCTATACGGGAAGATGGTAAGTTTCCTACTGCCATGAATGTGTATGCATGGTTTATATGGAGAAGGGGATGGAAAAAGAAAGCGGATTTTACAACAATAAAGTGTGGAGAATTTTGTTTAAAGAGTAAGGAGATGAGTGATAGTTATCGGAGAGGATTATATGAAATTATTGGATATCCAAAAAGGAAGGTGAAAATATGACGTATGAAGAGAGTAATGAAGTATTAGGTATCTATCAGGCATCTGTAATAATGGGTGATAAGGATTTATCGGAAAATAAGATGAATGTGTGCAAACATCCAGAAAAAGAGGGTGATTTTAGTGATGTTGTTAAAGGAAGTCCTGTAAATAGAGGCATTTTAAAATTTGACCAAATTGAAAAGGAATGGGATGAAAGAATTCAGGAGAATATTAAGGCACAATTGGATTATTATAGGGCACTTGGAAGAGATAGTTTTAAAAATAGTTGGCTTGATAAAATAGATGAATTTGAAATAAGTAATAGAGTACATGAAGATGTTGTTAAAAAGCAGAAAAGAAATACATTTTGTTTCTTAAATAATTTGTTGTTAAAACAAGACAGTAAACAAGATAGTGAAGAAAACAATGAACCAATTAAAGAAGAATATATAACAGACAGTGAAAAGTTGGGGTTTTTTAGAAGTGCTATACGGGTAAAATATGGTTTTATCCTTATTGATGAGAATCTTAGTGAGTTTTGTGTATATTTAAAGAATTTATTAGAAGGTCGTGTTGTTAGTACTCCATTAGGTATTATGAAAGTAGTTTTAGTGGAAAATAAGAAGTATGATTTAGTGGTTAAACAGAAAGATAAATGGTATTGGACAGGATTTAATTTTTCTAAATAGGCGAAATGAGGATTGAATAAGGAGAGTGTGGAGTAATGGCAGTAGAGAGTGCTTATAACCAAATCTTAAATGAGCAGTTAGTTTGTGTTATTAAGAATTTCTTTATTAAAAAAAAGTGTACTAAATGGTATGAAGTGATTAAGTATAGATTTGGTTTAGAAGGTGAAAAACCACATACATTTAAGGAATGTAGTGTAATTTTTGGTGTGTCAAAAGAAAGGATTAGGCAGATAACAATAAAAGCTATTCGGGTTATTCGTGAAGATGCTAAAATTGTGAAAATATTGAGGGAGTTTTTATAAATAAAGAACATAAGTGTATTATAAATCATACATTTAAATTATGTAGATAATTAGTGTATAAAAACCTTGTATATAAAACTACAAGGTTTTTGAAAAAGGAGTTTAAGTATGGGGTTGTCTGAATATACCAGTAGAGAGTTGTTAAATGGGTTGATTGTTTCGATTAAGGGTGATATTGCCAATTTGCAGTTAGCAAATTGGTGTGCATTAAAGCAGGATAGAATGATTGAGTTAGGAAAGCTTTTGTGTGTTTTAGAGAAGGTAAAGGTGATATTGTGACAGTGTTTAAAAAAGGGGATTGTGTAACGTGGTGTAGTGGAGCAAATAATACTGAAACTGTTAAGGTGGGAGTAATAATTGCAGTAGTTCCTGCTGATTATAATTTATATTTCTATGATATGAAACTTGAAAAGGTTAGATTAAGAAATAGATTTATGTGGTTAAGAAAGTATAGTTTGAATATGATAAACAAATCAAGGAATAGTTTACCTAGGAATCATGAATCTTATTTGGTGTTGGTAAAGAATAAATATGTATACTGGCCAAGAGTGAAGTATTTAAGTATGTGGGAGTGGTAAAAATGACAGCAAGACAGGTAATTGAAAAATTGTTAAAAGGGGAAAGTCATACATATAGAGCACATTTACATGATTATTTTATAGATGAGTTTAATAAATTTAAGTTAGAAAATATGATTCCAGCTAATAAAAAGTTTTTAGTGACACGTGAAATTATTGATATTAAAATTGAATTGGTTAACATAAAAGGAGAATAGTTTATGAATGATTTACATGACAGATTTAAATTTCATCAATTGAATGAAAAACAGATTAAAAAGTGTAGTGAGGTTCGAGGGAAAGCATTGGAATATGCTGAAATGTTGGTGTTGAATTGTCCAGAAGGTAGGGAGTTGTCATTAGCATTAACCAAGTTGGAAGAGGTAGTGTTTTGGGCAAATGCTGGAATAGCCAGGGAGAAACAGTTAGTGAAACCAGTAAAGTATGTAGAAGATAAAGATATTAGAGTACATATGGTTGCTGCTTTAACAGAAAGTGTGGGTAAAAAATCAAATGATTTAATACAAGGTGTTTTGGATGTTTTACCTGCACAAAGAAAGTTAGAAATAGGGTTAACTTGTGCAGTATGTGGAAAAGGCGAATGTGAATGTGAAAATTTGAAAAAAATAGTGGATGATGGTTTTGATTTTTATAAAGGTTCTTGGGAATGTAAAGGATGTAAAATAAAAGTGGGAAGAATGAAGGAAATAATTCATGAAAGTAATTGTTATGTAGGATATGCAATTGAAAGGATGAAAGTAAAGGCTGAACTTGAGAAAGATGCTCATTTATGTATGGGTTGTGGGACTGTGGGTTGTTTATGCGGTCAGTAGAAGAGATTGATAGACTGAATGCTGAGATTGTGCAAAAAAAGGAACAGTTAAAAAATGTGAAAGGTCGTGAGATCGAGGTGTATACCAGAATTGTAGGATATTATCGTGCAATTAAGAACTGGAATCTAGGAAGAGCAGCAGAACAGAAGAAAAGAAAAGTGTTTGATATGAAAGCTTCTATGGATAAAAAAGAACTTGACATTAACAATAAAATGCAGTAAGGTTTAAATGGAGGTGTGGTAGTGAATAAGTTAGAGAAAATTAGGATTAAATATCCATTAACAGGATCGTGTTCGTTAGGATGGAAATATGGACAAATAAAGTATCTTATTAATGGGTGGATAAGTAGACATCCGGATCCGTTAGTGCCTATTGCTTTTTGGATTAATAGTAAGTACCAAATAGTAGAGTGTGAATATGAAGATGTTTGGAACAGGACACATAGTATATGTTATGTTGAACCAGATAAACCCCCAACATTGACAGCGTGTAAAAAGTCAAAAGAAATATTGAAGACTGATTTGAGTGGATTAGAAATTAGTGAGCTTGGGCAGGTTGTGGAAGCTGGTGGTGCAGTAAAGAATGGTGCTGTTTATGAGAAAATGTGGAATAAGTTAAAGGAGACGTATAAACAATTTATTTGTCCTTCTAAAGCAGGTGAGTTGGCTATTATGAAAGTAATTGAAGAAAGGTATTTGGAGTAAATGAACATTCAGTTTTTTCTTAATAATTTGTGGTTGTGGAAGTGTGGTATGTTGGAAGTAAATAATGAAAAAGAGGATTATAGTAGTATGATTAAGTCTGAATGGTCTAATGAATTTGAGAAATTTATGAGAAATAGGCTTTTAGTTGGTAGTTTAAGATATGGTAAGTTGAATAGTGAAAAACCTGTTTATGCTCGAGTAAGAAGTATTGAGAAAAGATTGAGTGCATTTAAAGAGACTAAAAATAAAGAGATTTTAGTTGATATTGCTAATCTATGTATGCTTGAATTTGAAGAGGGTGATGGTGAGTTTAATGCTCTGGATGGTTCAGAGCATACAAGTATAAAAGGAGTGTGAAAGATGAAATTAATTAAACCTTATTTTGAGATAATTACGCCGATAAATAGGATTGCTGTTTTAAAAAAGATAGAACAGTGTGGCAGAGTGTGTTATAAATCAGAGGATAGGATAACAGAGGATTCTGCCAGTGAGTTTGTTTTACAGATTGATAAAAGACAGCATTATTCTGTATTGGAGCATGAAATTATAACGGTGAAAATTGTGTGTGATCGTGGTGTTTCACATGAAATAGTAAGACATCGAATTGCTTCATTTAGTCAGGAATCAACCAGGTATTGTAATTATTCAAAAGATAAATTTGACAATCAATTAACGTTTATAATACCAAGTTGGTTGTGTATTGAACCAAATGAGGTAGATGCTTTGTTTTCTAATTGTGAAAAATATGATAGTGCGGAGTTGCAATGGATAAAAAGTATGAGCAAGGTGGAAAATGAATATATTCAGTATATGTCTTATTATGGTTGGACACCGCAGCAAGCCAGGTGTGTGCTTCCTAATAGCTTAAAGACTGAAATTGTGATTACTGCTAATTTAAGAGAATGGCAGCATATATTTAGGCTGCGATGTGATAAAGCAGCACATCCACAAATGCGGGAGATAATGGTTCCTTTACAGGAAGTATTTAGAAAGGAATTGCCAGAAATATTTGGAGTATGTAAATGAAAACACATTATGGTGCTGGAAAGATGGAAAGACTTTTAGAGAGTATTCTTGAACAGTTTAATGATAATGGCATTAATGTGGAGGATATGGTTCCAGAACAGAAATTGATTGAATGGGCTAAAGATAAAGAAATAAATGGTATTTGGAGTGATAGGGATATTCAAGAATTTGCTTCTGAAAATTATGAACCAGGTGATGTCTTTACTAAAGAGCAGATTATAGAATGGTGTAAGAATAATCTGGAAAGTGGTGATTTGGTATGAAAGTGATACATGAAGAGTTTACAGCAGTATGTAAAAATTGTGATTTGTTTTCTATTGCAGGTGGAGTTCATAGTGAGAATTCCTTGAGGTTGGTGGCAGAAGTACATAGTAAGAATACAGGACATGATGTGCTTGTGACTATAGAAAAGAATTATGTGATAGAGGGAAAACATGATTGAAGTAGATTTGACAGAAGATGACCATATGTGTTTAGGATTTGCTTATAATGCAATATATGATAAGTATGTAAAGGCAAAAAGAAGTAGACCAAAAGAACCGGAAGATGTTTCCTTGAATAATTTAAGGATTGATACCTACGGGGATCAGTTAAGAAGGTTACAGGTTATTTTAAAAGACAAGTTAAAGATAAACTGTGAGTTTAAGGATTTATAATTATTGCTTTTCTATATTAAACTATGTATGATTAGTGCATTGGGGGAGTTTATGGAAAACTATTCAGATTTGGATACTGTAAAAAAGCATTTATTAAGTGTTTTGAAAAAGAAAAGAATTGTGTTAGGTAAAGGAGAAACGGTGCTTTCTCCTTTGTTGTTTAAATCGTTTATGCAGAGTATGGAAAAATCAAAAGCATACCCTGTAGGTACTGTCCGGGAATGGAAGGGACATAGCTATAAGAAGATAGCACCGGGTAAATGGAGAAGGATGTATAGGGGAGACTCAAAAGGAAAGCGAATATCAATAGGTCGATTAATGGCATCTATACAGAAAGCAGAATCATTTAAAGAACTTATGGATATAATTAAGAATAATTTCTCTAGGTTTCAAGATGAAGATAGGAAGATTGATCCTGTTGTTAAGCAGTTATTAACAGCGGCAAGAGGAAAGAAAGGTGAGATTGAGCCTAGAGTGCATGAGGTAAAAGAACCAGAGCCTGTGGTGAGTGTTGAAGAAACAGAGATTGAGAAGTTGCAGAAAGAAATAGCTGAATATGATGAGATAATCAAAACAGGTAAAGTAGGAACAGGTGCTTTATTGTCTTCTGCCAGTATAAAGCAGATTGAAAAGTTAAGGGATGCGGCTAAAAAGCAGCTGGAAGGGTTGGAACCTAATAAAAAGAAAATAGATAGTGATTTGACAGAAAATGGATATCATTTTTTAAATAGGGAGATGGATCATACAGATAAGTTGGTGGATAATCCAACAAAGCCTTATATTTCACCAAATGGTGGTGATATGCAACCATCATCTGATTTTTATATGAAATTACAATCAAAGGAGTATCCTCAGTATGATTTTCGTTTTGAAATTGAAAAAAGATCTTCCCCTTTTAAGGTAAAGGATAAAACATTACGAACGTATTATGTACTTGTGGGGTATCCGAAGAAGGTTGATAATGAGGCAACAAAGGTGGAAAAATTACGAGGTGAATTAAGTGCTGTAAAGTCTGAATTACAAAAGGATAGGGAAGAAAGAATTGCATATATAAATAAAGAAATAGCAAAGTATGAGAAAATGAGGGATTCTGGAGAAAGTGAGACTGGGAATAAGTTGTCTAATTTGGATATTAAAAAGGCAAAAAATATAATATCAATTCATAAGAACCAATTAAAAGAAATTGAGGGGTATATTGCGGCTGATAAGGAAAAGGAAGCAGTAAAGGAAGCAGTAAAGGAAGCAGTAAAGGAAGCAGTAAAGCCAGAAATAAAGCCAGAAGCAGAAAAGGAAAGTGAAGATGATAAAACTATTCCAGAAGAATTAACTTCACCAACTAAAGTTGATGAGCCAGATAAGATTGATGAAATTATAAATAAAGAACCGGAGAAGATAAAGGTTAAGGTGCCAAGGGTGAGGGATCCTAAGAAGATTCAAAAGGTGATTAATAAGGCCACTCCGGAGAATAGGAATGAGGTGAGTGCTATGATAAATGGGTTTGATCCGGCAGTAGAAACGCAGGCAGCGGCTATGGAGAAGAAGCCGTATGTATTTTTACCAAAGACAAAAGAATATGAAGGGGTTGGTAAGGTTTTGGATTATACAGAAGTCCCACCTATTCATCTTCAATTGTTTAATGAAAAAACAATACTAAACAAAGAAAGACCTTCATTTGTGCCAGTGATAAATGAAGGTTATTTTGATTATTCTAACAATCAAGTAGTTGCTGTAAAGATTGCAAAAAACAGATATCTTTTACGCACTGAACGGTTATTAGGGGGATCTGTTAATACAGAAAGTTCAGAGGGGGGTTATGCAGTTGTGTCTTTGGATGTTTTGGCGATAGCACAGCATTATTATTTAACAAAGAAAAAGGCAGAATATAAAATTGCAATCAAAGAGTCAGATGAAAAGTCAAAGAAATTTTATGCAAGGGCAATTGATGATGAATTAGCAAGTATTGAGAAGTTGAAAAAGGAAGTAGTTGTTCCAGGACAAGAAAATATATATAAAATGAGATTGAATGGAAAATTGGAAAATATAAAGGTTTATCAAGCATATATTGATGGTACACGTAAGATTAAGCATAGAGGTGGAGTAAAAGCACCTAAAATGTTAGGTAAGAATAAAATGTCATATGAACAGTCTGGTTTTTATTCAAACATGGGTGTTAAGAGTAGTACAGAAAAGTGGAGTAAACAAAGAGAGTTGATGGAAGATTTACAGAATAAAATGAATGATATGCAAATTCAATATGAAGATAATTTAGGAACGTATACAAAGGGTAAAGAAACATCATATGGTGATAAAGGTACAAAGGATACTATTTTAAAGTCACATGGTGTTAGAGTTAAAAGACAGAATGGTGATGAAATAAATGATAGTGAGGTGAAGCAAATATCAGATGCATTAGATGATATATATGGTGTGTTTGGTAATCGTAGTGACATGGCAACTAAATTTGGATTAAAAATATCGCATAGTGGTGAGGTGTTGATGCATGCTAGAAAAGCAGTTGGTATATATACTCCACAGTATCGTGCAATTGGTGTGTCTGCAGCACATGGTGTTGGTGGTTTTGGGTTTACATTGTCTCATGAATGGGCACATTTTATGGATAACTATTTGGGGAATTCAAAAGGGTGTAATTATGCAAGTGATGATTATGGTGGTATAACATATGAGGTGGCTAATACATTCAGAAAGAATATGAAGCTTCCACAAGGTTCTGGTTATCAAAATAGAACGTGTGAGTGCTTTGCAAGAGCATTAGAGCAGTATTTTGCCCATAAAACATTTGCACAAGAAGTTTATCAGGAAAATAATAATTATAGAGGCAATCATCCATCCATTGAGGTGTTTGAGAAGGAAGTAAAGCCTTTGATTGAAAAATGGTTTCAGGAAAATGATAGTTTGTTGAAGTCTCTATATGTACCGGTGGTGATAAAATGACTAGTAAAATAATTTGTTTTGATTTTGATGGTGTAATAGCAAAATTTGATTGTTCTGAGTGTAAAGTATGTATGAAAAACACCTGTAAAGGGTGTGATAACTTTGGCACACCTATTCAATCCACAATTGATGTAATAAACCGATTATATGATGAAGGGCATATCATTTTAATATGGTCTGTGAGGCGGAAAAGTGGGGCACTAGAGCGATATTTACATGAAAGTGGTGTAAATTATCATCTTATAAACTCTTTGCATTACAACCCCGCTGGCACGTCTATAAAGCCATATTATGATGTGCTGGTGGATGATCGGGCAGTAGGGTTTGATGAAAATATGAATTTATATGAAGAGATTATGAAAATATTGAATAAAAGTAGTTGACATTAACATTATAATCTAGTATGATATGAGAAGAGTTGAAAAGGGAAGGTGATGGAAGATTTAATTGTAAGACCAAATATAGCTGATTTGTATCGGATGAAGTTAGAGTATTTGGAAAATATGAGTAAATTAGCTGTTTTGGATAGAGATATTCATAGTTTAATTACTCCATATAATGGTTATCTTTCTTATGATATAAAGTGGGGGCATAATTTCAGAGAAAGTGGAAGAAATTTAAAAGCAGAAGAATGTAATGAAAAGTATATTGATAGAATTATATG